CTATCTATATATAATACCAGTAATATAACTAACATGAGTTCCTATAATCTGTGATGGATTATCCTTAGTACCCTTAGACCATTCATCTAGTTCTCTTAAATATTCTACGTACTCTTCTAAGTTTTCACTTTGATTCTCTGGGATGGTGTCTATACATTCTTTTCTAAATTTATGATTTTGCAGTATTTTAAATACATCTTTAATAGCTCCATTATTTATAAATGCAACTAAACTAGCTGCAGTTAAATACCTCTCCATCTTAGGAGTAAAGTCACTGCTAGAGACATTAATAGAGTTTACTAATGTAATTAATTGACTTGTTTGCTTTTTAGCACTTTCATATTTTATAAATATATTATCACTATCAGCGACTGCCTCATTATATCCTAACCCTTGAAGCTTAGTATAATCATATAGATTAATTTCTAATACCTTATCATGAGGAATACACTTTTTTATATCTTCACTCAAAGAACAATTTTCTATATAATCTAAAACTATGACACATTCTCCTGCATCTATGCTATTACTTGCTATATTACCCATGAATGAAGTCTTTCCACTTCTAGTTGGTCCCACTACTGTTACTGCTAAATTTTTATAATCTTTATCTATAGTTAAATAAGCATTTTGTTTACTGCCTTTATATTCATTTATGCCTATCAACTTAGTACCCTTCCTTAATTCTTCCGGAACTTTTGTTTCTAATGTATTTATCTTTTCTATAACACTATGCTGTTGAAGCAAATCTCTTCCTGGAAGCTGTAAAAGGTTTTGACATTCTTCTGTACTTAATTTATTTTCTTCCGCTCCCGCTATTTTAAAGTCTGTAACATAAAAGTTATTCTTTTTAGGTATTTTTTTATATATTAATTCATTATCTTCTGATATAACGTTGTAACTTTCTAATACCGCTACAGCGTTATTTTCCTGCCTTTTAATATCTGCACTATCTGATAACACAACCATTTGTGTATTAAGGACCATAGCATCTTTTTTATTCACTGTGCTTCTACTTAATTTTTTCTTATCATCCAGCATCAAAGAAGTTATAGCCACTTCTGCTATTGTTGGACCCTCTTTCTTTTGTTCCGCTCCGAAAAAGTCTCCTATAGTATCTAATAAATCCTGTATTAAATTAATCAATAAGATTAATCCTTCCTTTACAATATACTTAATATTAAATTTTTCACGATCAATAGGTTCATTGTTTTTTATTTTATCTATTGTATCTTGATATTCTTTTCTCCAACCTCTTTGAACTGCAGGCATAAAATTATAAAATATACCTACTCGATCTCCTTCTTCTAAAATATCTAAAACGTTAAGTATAGAGTTTAATGGTTCATTGATTTTTTTATCTACATTAAGACTAAGAGCATCTTCTTTATTATATTTAAGTTGATATTTAACTGCATCTTGTGAAAATGGAGTAATATTTGTAACTAATTCTATAGTAACTTTTGGCCATGTTTCTGTAATCTTTTCTTTTATTAATCCCTCATATCTTTCTGGAATTACAAAATAAAAATTTACATCATTTTTTTGAATGTCTATCATATAACTACATTTTACTTGGGTTTCTATAAAGAATTTCTTTTCTTTCCTATGAATTCTTTGAGTTATAGATCTGTACATATATTGAATAGCTTTAGCTATATTACTAGAATTGTAGTTTCTTATAGATGTATCTGGTGTAAGTTTTAAAATTTTATAAGTAGGTTTTTGTATTTGAAAATAATCTTTTAAAGTCATGGATTTTATTTTATTGAACATATTGCAGCTACCACCCAGTAAATTACTAAACTGAATTTTGTAACTTTTCCACCCTTTTTAAATCCTGATATATATGCTAATATTCCACCTATTCCCACAAACATACATATCCAATATGCATTTACAGATAGAATATCTAATAATTTACTTCTAAATATATCTGTATTTTGTGGCGCATTATATTGACCTCTCTCTATAAATTTTTGTACCCATTCCATATATATTCCTCCTAAAAAATTGTTCTAATCAAATTCAACATCCACGGAAAAATATAGAGCGCTGCAAAAGCCAAAGCGTACTTCATCATTATTTTGGCAATACTTTTGGTATCTCCTTGCATAAGAGATCTTATAATATCTATTATGCATCCTATTATACACACCCAATATCCTATTTTTCTAGCTATTCCCAATATGGTATTTCCTGCTTTATCTATTTTCGCTAAATCTCCTGCAGCAGAAACTACATCTTGAACATAAAAAAGACTTCCTAAAACAAATACTGCTTGTTTTTTTAATTTATTATCTGCATTTATATGTTTGGCAACTAATTCCATATTAAAATTATGTTTAATCTTTTGTTTCTTTTTTAAATCCTCTACTTTAGCATTAGAATAAATAACACAAACTTTCATACTTCCTCCTGAATAAAAATAATCATTTTGTGAATACTATAGATAAATAAATTTGAAAGAAGGTCTTAACATGTCTCCACTATTTTGGCTTGGTGCAGGTATGATAATTGCAACACATATAATTGAAAAATTTTAAATGTAAATTAAATATTAATATTTGTATAAATGCACCTTAAATACACAACTTTCCTAATCTGTTTGCATAAGCTAGAAGTGTAGTGTAGCGTAACACAAGTAAGCGTAGCACACTTTTAGCGACCTGGGATAAGTCTAGCTATCTGCTAGGCTTTATTTTTTTCAAAATTTCATATCATTTTTCATTTTTTAAATCTATTTTCTAAATATTTAATGTAAAATTCTAGAGCTCTTTTTACAAATTCACTTTGTTCTTCCTGTCCTTTTACAGTAGTATATAACTTCATATCTTTACTAGTTTGCTTAAAGGATACATTGACTTTAGGCACTCTTGGCTCCTCCTTTTTGCCTGATTTACTAATACTATATGCATTCTTGGCGTAAAAGTTTCCAATTAATTTGGAATTCAATAAAATTATTTGTATTATTCAAAATAAAAAAATATGGCACTAGTCTAAGTACCATATATCTTCTACTTTCTTATTTAATTTTCTAGCGACCTCTAAAGCTATTTCTAATCTAGGTCTACTCCTATTACTTTCCCAATTATTATAATTTTTAATATCAGTTCCTATTAATTTAGAAAATTCTCCTGGATCCATCATATATTCTCTCATTCTTATTTCTTTTAATCTATTTCGAACCACATACACCACTCCATTCCAGTATATGTAATTATTCTATAAATGGGGTGTAAATCCTTTTTAATTACTTGTCCAAAAAGACTTATAAGCATATATTCTTTTAAATTTGGGAATAATTAATAAAGGAAAGGAGTTGAATTTATGAACATAAATAAAGAGATTCTATCGAAAAAGAATCTTTTAATGTTAGTTCTATTTATAATGACATTATTGGTCACAATAGATTTTAATTTCAGAGGATATATATATATCTTTATATTGCCTTTAGAATTAAAATAAAACTTTATTTTTTAGGAACGGTATATTTATCCTATATCGTTCTTTTTTATTTTAATGATTAATATATTTTACTAATTATTTTATATTAAATTTTATTTCTTATCAAATTGTTTTATATTAATATAATAACAACTTTGAAGTGGTTATATACATAATTGATTTATAAATTTTATCAAATTGTTTTACATTGTATTTATATTTTAGCCTTATTACATTATTTTATTCAAATTTTTTAACAAATTATTTTATATTAACTCTTAGCATAAAATATTTAGATAATTAGGTATATAACTATTACCTATATTTTTACTATACATAAATAGGTAGGGTAACTAAATGTCATTAAAGCTATATATAACAATGTTTATACTATATTTAAACATATAACTAAGTTTCAAAGAGCACTCGACTAAAGTACGTAACTTTATAGTAAATAAAATATTACAAAAAATAAAAAATGGCAACTCCAATTAAGGAACTGCCTTTTTTGTATTTTATTTAGGATGGTAAATAATATCTATACTATTAACCTTCTATGTAATTAACAATATTCCTTTAAATAATTAAAATTATTACATATCAATATAATAAAAACAAAATATATTACTAAATTATATAAAAAAGAGCTCTATTTATTAGAGCTCTTATGAAACAAGGAGGCGTATGATAATTTATATTTAAGTCATGGAATAACCTTATATTAACATTCCACATATGTTGATATATTCCTCCTAAATTGTAACAAATAAATTTTGATTGAATATAATATAAATATATCTATAAAAAACTTATTTGAAAATGGCTTTATTTTTTCGTTAACTTCTTCCTTAAAAGACCCTAGATTATTCCAGGGTTTTAAAATTAAAACTAAGTCGTGGGATATGCAAGTATTTTCATTATATATTATTCTACAAATTAATAAAAATCCCTTTACATATAATTATTTTTTTAAATTTGGATATAATAAAATTGAATTTAATTATTACATCTACACTGGAAAAATCCTATAAAAAGAGCCCATGTTATATTCAATAAACGGGCTCCTTATCCTATTAACTTGGATGGAAATAATCTTTGCACTAATAAGTCTTCTATAAAAATTTAAATAGTCCTCCTAAAATATTATAACAAATAACTATTAATTGAATATAATATACTATACCTGTTAAGTACAGTCACTAGTTCTGTATAATTTACCTATAAAAAGGCCCTGGATATTATTCCAGGGTTTTAATATGATCGAGTGTTTATTGATTAAGCATAGTTACGAAGTTAATTTATATCATTCCACATATATTACATAATTCCTTCATATGATTAAAATCCACATACCCTGGATATAATAAAAACAGACCAAAACATAGCACCAATATATAGAAAATTCCATACAAAAAGAACCCTTTTTATTGGGGTTCTTTTTTTGGGAGATATACGTTTAGCTTATCGCAAACTATTATATTTAATTAATATTCTACATATGTTAAAAAATTCCTTTAAAATTAAAAAATGATAGCTATAGCATAAGCTATTATTTATCTATATGTAACTATTTTAATAATAACTACCTACTGGAACATTTTTTACTAAATCAACTTTGAAATTTATGTGTTTCTGTACTAAATTTTTATACAACTATTATAATAAATGAATATCAATAATACACATGTTATTTTTTAACACGAAAGTTTTTCTCCTTTATACTAGCATTATATACATTCTAAATTAATATATTTAGAATATAGGTCTTAAAACTAAAGTTACTTAAAATTTAACTATAAAAGGAGGAAAATTAATGAATTTAAAATTTAAAAGTGTGTTTTCTATTTTTATTGCTATAATGATTGTATTCTTATTAAATTCAATAGCATATGCAGAAGATACCAACGGAGTTTCTTCATATACTCCTATTAGAGGAAAAGTTTTAAAAGTTATAAAAGAATATGATGAAATTCAAGGTCAAGGCAAAGAATCTGAAAAACTTAAAGTGCAAAATTTACAAATTGAAATATTAGAAGGAAAATATAGAGGTAAGAAAGTATCTATAGATAACCACATATCTACTTCCAAACAAAATGGTACATGCTATGCAAATAATGATGAAGTCCTTTTAATCGTGGAACCTGGAGAAAAGGGTGAAATATCATCTGTAAGTATTTATCAATTCGCAAGGGACAAGTATTTAAAATATTTTTTAATAAGTTTTTGTATAATAATGGTTTTAATTGGAAGATGGAAAGGAATAAAATCTTTATTAACCTTAGGTATTACTGTATTTTTTATTGTGAATGTATTCTTAAAATATATTTTAAAGGGATATAATCCATTCATGATTTCTATTTTTGTATGTATATGCATTACTACTGTCACTTTCGTAATAGTAAGTGGCATAAACAGAAAAACCATATCTGTTATATTAGGAACTACTGGTGGGGTCATGATCGCAGAACTAATAGCTGTCTTTGTAGGTAATTTATGCAAAATAAATGCCATAAGTTCTGAAGAAGCCCAGGTACTTTTATATTCTAATCTAAATAATCCATTAAATTTTAAAAATATTTTTTTTGCTACAGTACTTATAGGTGCTTTAGGTGCTGTAATGGATGTAAGTATGTCCATATCTTCTTCTATGAGCGAAATAAGAGAAGCTAATGGAAATATAAGTACTGCAAAATTAATGAAATCAGGCATGAATATAGGAAGAGATATAATGGGCACAATGTCTAATACTTTAGTACTTGCCTATGCCAGTGGTGCAACTTTTCTTATTTTAAGTTGTATGGCCAATGGAGTTACTTTATTAGATATGATAAACCAAGATATGATAACATGCGAAATAATAAAAACCTTATCTGGTAGTATAGGCTTAATATTCACTATACCCTTTACTGTTATTATAAGTGGTATATTAGATAGATAAAAATCAAAAACTTACTTGAATTACATATTAAATTGTGTGCATAATTTAATATGTATTGGTTAATCTTGTTATAAAAATATGTTATACATAAGGTAAAAGGGCTGCACCCATTTTTGAGCACAGCCTCTTATTTTAAGTTTTATTTATCAAAATATGTAATATATTTTCATGAACTTAAGCAGAAATTTCTCCATTAATTTATTAATTGTAGAATCATTTCCTTTTTAAGCTTATACAAATTTAATTATCTATATAATTACTCCTAAATTTAACAAGAAACCCCATCTACCTCATCATTATTTTTTTCAATAGTAATTATAAGTTTATGGGGAAGGCAAGCTGCTGTTTCCCCAGGTTTTCTCAATACTCCTGATTTTATACAAATCTTATTACGACAATTTGCTTCTATAAATCTAATAGATCCCTTATCTACTTCTATAATATTATACCCTCTATAGCTACCTTCACTATAGTTAATTCTGAATTGTCTTTTTTCTTTTACTTTAGATAAATCAATTTTTTCTATAATTTTACCATCCTGCTTTATTACAGCTACAGCCTTTTCAGATTTTGAAAAGAATTTAAAGAAAATTACACTTACTATACTTAAAACCAATAATGTAGTAACTATATACATTACTATTTTATCACCTTTTTTCATTAGCCCCCTCCTATTAAACTATAAATATAATCAATATATTACATCAATCCATATAAAAAATCCATACAAAAAAGAACCCTATTTATTAGGGTTCTTTTCTTAAGCAAGGAGGTTGTCTAAATTATTGGTAAGCCGTTATATTTAATATTCTATAAATGTTAAAAAATTCCTTTAAATAATAAACATAAAAACTCTAAAGGTTAATCCCTTAGAGTCTTTTTATCTATATGTTTAAGATTGTTTTTCTTCTTCATCTAATACTTTTGCTGCATTGTTATCATATAGCTTTAGAAGTGATTTTGTAAATATTTTTGAAGTATTCTTACCCATTATTACCTTTGCTTTTATATTTTTTTTATTCGTGATTACCTCCTATAAATAAATTTAAAATTTATTACATTAATATAATCATTTATTTTTCTTTAATATTTATTAATTACTGATATTTTATTGTTTTAAATAACTATTAATTATAAAATAGTTATTTTAGTATTAGTAATCTTCTGCACTGTTATTTGTGGTAAATGGCATGGTAAATATTCCTATGTCTAATTCTGTTTTTGCCATTTCTTCCTTCAAATGACCCATGCTGTAAGACCACAATTGCTACACTCTCTAAACGCTAGTTTGCCTTTGTGATCATAAAATGAATGGAAATCATGACCTAAATAATCGCAACATTTATGATTTTCTCCTCGCCCAACCGTAGCACCACATTTTGGGCAAGCCTCTGCTGCATAAGTACTAGATACATTCATCCCAAGTATCAATGCTGTTAAGAGACCAATTACAATTTTTTTCATTTAGTCATCCCCCTTTAAATTATTTTATCTGTTAAATTATTTTAACTTAACAGATTCTTATTATATAATTTCTACATTTATACAATTTCCCCTTTATAATTTTTCCCAAAAATTCAGACATTTCACATCATTTTTCAATGAAATAATACAAAACGTGGTATTCCCAAGAGAAAGTACCTTTCAAATTAATATATTATATATTTCTGGTTGATTAACTTTTCTACATCTGGATATAATAAAAATAGACCAAAACATAGCACCAATATATGGAAAAATCATGCAAAAAGAACCCTAATAAATAGGGTTCTTTTGTTTAAATAAGGAGTTTTATGTGTAACATATAGAAAACTATTATATTTTATAATTCTACACATGTAAAAAAATTCCTTCACATTTGATTTAATTTATTTTTCCTGGATATAATAAAAATAAGCTAAAATAAAGCACCAATATAAAAACTCCACAATAAAAAAGGTATTCCCATAAATGAATAGCACCCTGTCAAGTAGACACATTAAAAAATAAAAAATGTTATCTCCAATCATCAAAAAGTGATTGGGGATATTTTTATACTACCTTTTTTTGTAAGTAATTTCTATATTCTAAAGGGGTCATACAGTTTAAACGTTTTTGATAACGACTAGAATTATAATAATCTATATATTCTTCAACTGCTTCTCTTAATTCTTCATAAGTGTTAAAAGTCTTTAAATAATACATTTCTGACTTTAGCATACCCCAAAAAGCTTTCATTGGCCCATTATCAATACATCTTGAAACTCTAGACATACTTTGTGTCATTCCCGCATCGTCCAGTTTCTTTTTAAACATCCTGGATGTATACTGGAATCCTCTATCACTATGAAATATAGGTTTAGATTCAGGATATTGACCATGAGCTATATCAAATGTTTCAAATACAAGTGCATTATTATTTGAATGTCCGAGCACAAAAGCTACAATACTTTTATCGCTAAGATCTAAGATTGCACTAAGATAAGCTTTATTGCTTGCACCATATTTAAATTCAGTTACATCAGTTAACCATTTTTCCCCGAATTTATTTGTTGTGAATTCTCTACCTAAAACATTTTCGGCAGTTATTTCTGGTATTGATTTTATATAAGTCCGCTTTTTCTTCCTGCATACAGATTTCAAACCAAATATTTGAATTAATCTATAAATACGTTTTCCATTCACGTGAAAATTATTTTCTCTATTAAGCTTTATTGTCATCTGACGATAATCTAAAATACCATTCCTTTCTTCATATGCATCTTTGATTAATGGTATTAAAGACTTATTAAATTGCTCATTTGCCCCTTCTTTTCTATTAAGCCATTTATAATAAGCAGAACGTGATATCTCAGCAATTCTGCATAATTCTGAAATGGTACAATTTTTATTGTTATGTATTTCTTGAATTGCCAAATAAATTGTTTCATTTTGAACTTGGCTTAATATCGCCCCCTTTCTATCTCTTCCCATTTTTTAAGAGAATATTTTCTAATTCCACTCTTCGTTTTTCTGCCTTTAAAAGTTTGTTTTCCACACGAAGTCTTTCAATTTCGGACATTTCATTCTCTGACTTTTTACAACCTCTTTTATCAATAAGCCCTTCAATTCCTTTTGATTCATATTTTTTAAGCCATGTATAAACCTGTTGATAAGATACTTTATACTTAATTGCAGTTTCCGTATAATTATTTTCATGTTCTATGCAATATTTAACAATTTCTACTCGTTCTATATATGTAGTTTTACGCCTTTTAGTCATGATACTATACCCTCCTGTTGTAGAAGATTTTAATTTATCAGACTATTATACTTCATAATCCAGCTTTGGAGTTGAGTACAACTTCTGATTTTATATTTTTTACATATATCTAGCTGAGAACCCTTACCATTTAAGTAATCCAAAACTGCTGCTTGTTTCAACTCAGAAGAGTAAGCATAATTTCGGTTGATTGTTTTTAATCCGTCGACTCCTAATGAATCATATCTAGCAATCCAATTTAAAACAGACCGAGGAGTTACTTCTATTTCTCTTGCAACTTGATGAGCAGATTTTCCATTTTCTTTTACATCAAGAACGCACTGATAAATAATTTCAAAAGGTGTTTTAGCTTTTCTTCCCATAAAAAATATGCCCTCCTTATATCAAACAAGTTTTTATTATTTTACTTGTCTACCCATAAGGGAGCATATCAAAAGGGAGTACCTTTAAAATTAATATCTTATATACTTTTTATTGATTAATTTTTTCTACACATGGATATAATAAAAACGCCCCAAACACTACACCAACATGTGTAAAAATCTGTATGTAAAAAGAGTCTTAAATAAATGAAATCTCTATTTTATTTATTAATATTTTAGATTTGACTTATATTTACTATTTCAATTATCCAGTTAAGCCAACTTTTTATTGTTTGAGCTCTTCGTTTATACATTTTAGCAGTATTTATATTTTTAACTTTATTTTTTTTCATTAATGTTACAATACAATTTATGCTTGGCATTTCTACATTATTTAAATATAATCTCATGACTTCATTAAATACTTTATGAGATAATATTAATTTAAATATTTCTAAATATTTTTCAGTACTCCTATTATTTAAAATCTTTCTACCTTTTTCAGATAGCGAAATAGTTCCCAATCTAAATTGTCTATCCGCTAATCCAAGATAAGCACATGCATTTGAATAATAATGAGCTTGTCTATTAACAACCCCGATTTCTATACTTATCTGTTCTTTGCTAATGTAATCTAAATCAGTATAAAGCCTATTTACTATGTACATTATGTTCTCAAATGTATCAGCTTGAGGAAATGGAATGTCATTAGGTTCATCAACTATTTTAACTGTGCCCAACATCTTTTTTATATCCTCAAAAGTTATATAAAAATCATCAATCATAAATCTTCTAACTTTTTTTAACTTTAAAGAATTATAACATTTTTCATTTTCTACTTCATAAATATAGAAGCTAAAAATATTATTAGAATATGTTAAAAAACACGGAATAACCTCTTTACTAACTCTTTCTTTTATTAACCTATATGGATAATATAATTGTCTTATTATAAAATCTGTAAAAACATTATTTTTTGCTTCCAATAAGAGTATTTTATTTCTACTTTCAAAAGCCCCATCTATTTCACATTGTGCTTTTGAAACATTTATAATATGTTTTTTATTGTTTGAATCACTTATTTCAAAATTAAATTCTCCTGAACTCATTCTTCCATTAAATGTTGGATATATTTCATTATCCTCTAAAATTATATTAAACATTTTTGACGCATAAGCACAGTTTATAGAATTTGCTTCTGAATAAATATTTTTATAGTCAATTCCTTCTATCCATTCTGGAAAAGAAAGTCTTTCAATCTGAACATTTGAATTTTCAAAGGATTTATACACCTCAAAATTTCCAATTATATAACTTCCCCGTGTTATAGGTAAAATAGATAAATTATTTTCTACAAAAATACTAGGCAAACTATCTCTATAATCAAATTTTGTCATTAATCGTGGTTCATGATATTTTTTGATTTGATTAGCTTGAATTATAAAATATCCTTCTCTTTTTACTGCGGTTAAAATTTGGAGCTCATCAAATATTGAACTCCAAAATTTATCTATTTTTCGTGTTTTATTGTCATTACCTTTTTTCTTTTCATTCCCCATTTAATCTTTCCTCTTATATCTCATAATTTCTTATTAATACTTCTTCTACTTCTCCTCTTTTATTAGAATTGCTATTTATAGACCTATTCGCATTAACAACAACAATCTTATAATCGGAATAAAGATTTCTAATAAAACTTGTATTACTATTAGATAAAAGAAACTTTACTCCTTTTTTATCTAATTTATCACACAAATTTTTTAATCTTATTTGTTCTTTCCTATTAAAACCATTAGCAGTATATCCCGTAAAATTAGAACTATTACTAATTGGGTCATATGGTGGATCAAAATAAACAAACGAATTTTTCCCTATTCGCTTTAATGATTCTGAATAATCACCACACTTAATTTCAATATTATTTTCATTTAGATACTTGTTTACTGCTCTTAAAACAGTCTCATTTAATATATTAGGATTTTTATATCTACCAAACGGTGTATTAAAATATCCTGATGAATTCACTCTATAAAGTCCATTATAGCAAGTTTTATTTAAATATAAAAATCTACTAGCTTTTTTCACATTACTCCAATTTTTATATTCTTCTTCTCTATCAATAGCTCTAATTTCATAATAATAACCTTCTGTTATTTGATGCTTAGATAAGTCTACTAATAATTCTTCCAAATTATCTTTAATAACATTGTAAACATTAATTAATTCTTCATTCAAATCGTTAATAACAGCTTTTTTAGGTTGCATATGAAAAAGAACTGCTCCTCCACCAATAAATGGCTCATAATATTTATAGGTTCCTTTTGGTATATATTTTTTTATCTCATCAAGTAATTGTCTTTTTCCACCGACCCACTTTAATACTGGTTGGACTAGCATACTTCTCACATAATCACCTTCTCTGATTAAATATATTATTTAAAATAATATTATCCTTAAATTTATAACAAGTCAAGAACATTAGTTCAAATTATACACATATAATCCTGAATTATTATTTTAAATGATATCTTTTACGTACTTAATTTCATTATTTTATAATCTTACTATCATTGCAATTAATTATTATAGCATAAAATCAATATTGTAAATAGTATAAAATATAACAATTAATTATAAAAAAAATATTTATATACAATTACTTAAGGATTATTTTATAAATATAACAGAATAGAACTAAGCCAAAAACAACTTTAACACATTTTTGATGTAAAATAAAAAGCTTTAAATATTAACTTTCTAAATTTTTTTAAGGATTAAAATTAATATACCTGGATATAATAAAAATGATCCAATACTACGCTAACCTATATATAAATCCACAAAAAAAGAACCCTATTTATTGGGGTTCTTTTTGCTTAAGCAAGGAGGTCTATAATTAACCTATTGGGAAGCCATTATATTTAATATTCTATAAATGTTAAATAATTCCTTTAAATAATAAAAAATAAAAATAGGTAGCCTAATTAAATGCTACCTATTTTTGTTTAAATAATCTTTTTTTATCTAACAAATTTCTAACTTAATTAATATTTTATCTAGGCGGTCCTACCCATGGTTTTGTTTTTGCATCACAACGATTGCACTCTTTCCATAAAGTAGTTCCACCAGGTTCAAATCTAGAATATGCCTGCCAATCATGACCTATATAATCACAACATGAATGCTTTTGTCCTGGCATAACCCTAGTATCACATACATTGCAAATAAATGCTGCATGAGCAGTAGACACATTTACTCCAATTATCAATGCTGTTAAAAGACCAATTGCAATTTTTTTCATTTAATCTTCCCCCCTTTAAATTATTTTATCTGTTAAATCATTTTAACTTAACAGATTCTTATTATATAGTTTCTACTTTTATACAATTTTCCCTTTATAATTTTTCCCAAAAATTCAGACATTTTACATTGTTTTTCAATAAAATAATACAAAAGGGTACTCCCTATAAAAGAGAGTACCCTTAAAAATTTAATATCTTATATATTTAGCATAAACATAACCTCCATGTGGTGGATAATAAATGTGTATCCAATCTCCCTCTTTTCTATATAATTGTACTTTTGCCCCATTAGGTAAAGCCCCTAATATTTTAGCGCTTGTAGATTTCTTTTCCCTAACATTTACACCACTTGGTGTATTTATTGTACCTGTTTTACCATCTAAATTAATCCAACTACTATTATTTGTAGATGGTTGACTTGGTGTAGGTGTTACATTTGAAGATACCCCTAACACACCATTTACTATTGCTTTGGCAATTCCATTCATTCCATATTTATTAAGTATAGCTACATCTCCAGAACTATCTATAAAACATACTTCTATATAAATTGTTTTGGCTTTAGTTCTTTTAGTTAGTGCTAAAGGTTGGTCTTTAATTCCTCTGTTTCTAAATCCTAAATTATTTAACTGTTTTAATACTCTATCTGCTTCTACTAAATATTTACCACTATAAGTATATACCTCTGATCCATAACCACCTACTGTAGTATTAAAATGTATACAAATATTTAAATCTGCATTTACTGAATTACATAAAGCTACTTGTTTATTTAAACTTTCTTGCAATGTTGATGCATAATCTAATCTACATATATTGGTTCTATGTCCTCTACCTCTTAATTCCTTATCTATTTCTCCTACTAATTGCCTTGTTAATACTTCTTCTTTTAATCCATTTATTCCTCTAGTTCCTACATCTCCACCACTTAATGTGTGTCCTGGATTTAAATTAAATAACATAAAACATCCCTCCTAATTATTTTAATAATAAAAAAGAACAGGCATTAATCCTGCTCTTTACTTTCTTTTACCGCTTGTCTAGCTGAACTTTATCCAAAGTAAAACCCTATTATTAATGTAAATACACTCAAAAATTCTGTACTTGATAAACTACCTTTTGCACTTAAAATGCAAAATACTATAGTAGTTAATAATGCTATTATTTTTTTAATCTGTAGAAATTGTTCTAAAAACTTCATTCTATCACTTCCTTTTTACTTAAATAAATTGTGCTGAATTGCATAAAAAAAGAAGCTTACTAAAGCTCCTAATGTTAATCCTACATACCACTTCATAATACCTACAAGTTGTTTTAATTGGTCACAAAGATTTTCAATTTTTGCATCTGTTCTAGATTGATTCTGTTCTATTTTATCAATTCTCTTTCCATGATCGTTAAGCCTAATATCATGTACATTTATTTTTTCTTCTAATCTTTTATGCTTTTCTTCACAGACTTTTAATTCCACATTACACCTCCAGTAATTAAAAATAGGCAAAATAAAAAGACCTATATGGTCCTTACTTTGCCTTTATAAATTATTTTGTTGTGTCACATTATTTATCTATTACCAATTATATCCATTTACACTTATAAGCCCTTATTTATAGCCATTTACAAGTATTTATATCTATAAATACTCACTATTGGGAACTAAAAAAGACACCTTATTAAGTGCCTTCCAGTTCTTATTATATTATTCCTAATTGTTTATTTACTTCTTTATTTGTCCTATTTGAAGCTTCTAATATTTTTCTATAAAGTAAATTACCAGTGTATCCTTGTTTTAAATATTTATTTTCATAATACTCAAATGGTAAATTAGAATTATTAATATTCAAATATGCTGCTAACTCTCTATCTTTCATTAATTTTCTAGCTTGCATTCTATATTTGTTTCTTAATAAATGAGCCTTTATAGCTTGCTCTTTTATTGCTAATGATTTATCTATTTTATTAACAATGTTTTTATCATGATAAATATACCATTCTCTTACTTTTGGATTACTTAGTTTTCCAATTAAATTTTCATATTCTTCAAAATTAATATCTGTTCTAACCTCTTAAACCCTTCTTTTTAATATTTGCATCATTTATATAGTATATATGATATATGAAAATTTGTCAATCTGAAATCAAAAATGTAAATTTTATACACATCTTATCCTTCTATAACCCTTTCTTGTTCTTCTTCTATAAACTCTTTCATTTTTGCATTAATCCATGTAGACATCCTTATTCCTTTTCTTTCAGCTATCTTACAAAAATTTTTATATATTTCAGGATCTAGTGTAATATTTTTTCTTATAGTTGCCATATGCAATCCCCCCTATTGGAAATTATACAATACATACTATAAATTATAAATACACACTAATAAGTATAAATGTATATAATTTATCTATTTTGTCTTAATTATATCTTCTTTTTCTTCTATAGTTATCCATTTAGCTTTAACAAATATATCTAAATCACTTTCAGTATAAAGTCCCATTACATAATATTCTTTAATATAACTAAGCATTTGCATTACCTCCAACTTGTGCTATTTTTAATAATAAATCTGCATTTAATTCTTTTTGTTTATTTAGTTCTATTTGTATCTTTGCATTATCTTTCAGTAATTTTGCATTTAATTCTGCTTGTTGTTTTTGTTGCTCTAATTCTTCTTTAGTTTCTTCTTTTATACATATTTCATATGACTGTTCCTTTGTTAATGGATTTACATAATGTACTGCACATTCATTTTCTTTTAATTTTGGTTTTGGTAAAATATCGTCTACTACTATTCCACCTGTTTTGTCTTTAACCATGTCTGGGAAATTGTGTATTGTATAAACTCTAGCCTTATTTTCTGTTATTTTTTCTATCCATAATAATTTCATTTTTCCTCACCATCCTATTTTTTCATGTATATTTTATCTGTTAGTTTTCTTACCATATCATCACATCCAACGTATATATAACCATAGTTATCTACTACTATTGACTTTAAATATCTATCACAATCACAATTATATTTCCATATCTCATGTCCATCCGAACTTATTTTTCTTATAATTTCATCAGGAGAATCAGTTGCTACATAAACATAATCATAGTCATCTACAGCTATTGAATCCCCACTTTTATTAAGACCAAGATCAGCATGCCAAATTTGTTCTCCATTATCTGGATTTATTTTAGCAATACCGTAATAAATAAATCCAATATAAATATAACCATTGTTATCTATTGCTATTGAAGCTATACTTCTACCGAAATCACGTATCCATTCTTCACCGCCATTTGAACAAAGTTTTACTAATCTATTACCACCACCACTATAAATATAACCATTTCTATCTATTGCTATTGCCTTTACATCGCTTTTATGTTTATCATACGTCCAAATAACATTACCTGTAGAATCTATTTTTATTACTTTTCTGTTTTCAGTTCCAGCGTAAATAATATTATCATCATCTATTACTATAGATAGTATACCGTATTTACTAGAATAATAATTATCCCATACTTTATTACCAGATGATGATATTTTAATTATATGATTATTATATTGTCCAATATAAACATAACCATTTTTTACTGCTAATGATTGCACAATATCACTACACTCATATTCCCACAATATAGATCCATCATTTAGTTTTCTTAATTTTTTATCACCACTTATAGTATATATATATCCATAAATATCTAATGCTATTTGTCTTATATCATTTTTATTAGTCGTAATTGAAGTAAATCGCTGTATTTCAACAGCTAAATTAGCCGGAGTGTATGCTGGAATTTGTTTAATTTTATTTGATAAAGTGTCAAATGAATCAGTATTATTTGCTACTATACCTTTGCCAGTAATAGCAGTAACTATTTTGTTTTTTCCATTACTGGCAGATGTAAAAAGTTCCTCTAAAGCACCTTTAACATTTTTAGATTTTATATTAGAACTATTTAATGTAACTTTATCTGCACTTAAATCTATATTTTCTATATCTGTCGCAATATCAGCCAATTGTGAAGTTGTATCCTCTTTAAATTTATTAAGTTCTTCGCTAGATGCTTTAGTTTTTATGCTTTCAGTATTAGTGTTTATAAGATTAAGCAAATTGCCAGCAATATCTCCGCTTAATGTTTCCTTTAGTCCATCAAACCAAAGCATAAAATCTATTTCTAAATGTTTCTTTATGTTTTGTAATTCCTGTTCTGTTTTCCCTGTTATATTCTTATACCATTCCAAATACTGATTAAATATAGTAGTTGTATCTACTTGGTCTATAGTACCATGCACTATTCCACACAATTCTTTGCTTAATCGCAAATCTGTTATATTGCTTTGAATAATACTTATAACTCCTGCTCTTACATATATATCTGCAATTCCTAATTCATACATATCAGCATTTCTGGTCAATTGTGGTGCTTTAGGTTCACTAGCAAACTCACCTTTTTTTATCTTTACTCTTATTTCTCTTTCAACAACATCATATCGCAATACTATTTTATCTATCCTATGCAATACACCATCTGCAACATCTACAGGTAAAATTAAATCATCTGTATTTTCATATAAATAACCATTAATCCAAGCCTTGCCTGGCTTAACTATTACCTGTATTTTATCTGTTCCTATTACCTGTAACTTCGTAGCTGGGTTAGGAAACACACCATTTCCAATAAAACTAGCAAAATACTCTGCATAATTTTCTGCCTTATATACCCTATCCCATGTATCACCTACTTTCATAGCATTAAAAAAACCTGATTTCTCCATTATCTCACTTCCTTTTTAGATATTCTTTTTATGCTGTCTATAATAGTAGGAATATTATTCCCAAAAATGCATTCTAAGTTAAATCCTCCTACCTCATAAATTTCTTTAACTTCTGTTACCCTTGTATTTAAAGTAATGCCCCATTTTCTATCTATTACAGTTACTATATCTCCTAAATCCCAATCTTGCATATAATTAAAGGAACCGAAAGAAATTACACTAGATTCAAATGTTTCTGTTATATTAAAATCATCAAGCTTATGTTCTCCCATAGTTTTCAGTTCAGTAATATCATCAGCCTGACTACAATCTATAAAAGTTTCTTTCCTTGCCCAACCTTTAGCATTGCCTGCTTGTTGTATTAATCTTTTTTCATCTTCACCTTTTCCTCCAACATAAGCTACATTTTTATAATTAAGTAAGATCTTCACAGAATGCTTATTCTTTATATTATCAAAGTCAACGGAAAATATAACTGGTGGCAGTTGCTCTTGATCTGCAGTAAGGTTTCTTCCTTCTATTACATCAAATACAAATTTATTATTGTCAGTATCTAATGTAATATCCCAACCTAAATTACTATATTCAGCTATTTCAGTAATCTTATCTGCTAAGTTTTCATAACGAGTACGCCAAGCATCTTGTTTTCCTCTTTGTTTATCTTTAGCAATAACTAAATTAGGAATAATTCTATCTTTATCTACTGGATTGACAGCATTATTATCTACAAATTTTTTTATTATAGTTTCTTGTGTGCCTGTTGCATTGTCGTATCCTTGTCCTATAGGTGGTACTGTTGTTCTGTCTTTAATTTTCCCCTTTAAAGTAGCTCCTTTAATAACTAACTGTTCTTTACCATCTTCACTCGTAGATTTATCCATAAACTCTATAATTCCTACTTTATTAAAATAAGCTCCTAAAAGGATTAGGTTATCCTCCTGGAGCTTATCTACATTATTTTTTTCTAAATTTATGTGAAGCTCAAATTCTCCTACTCGGCTAAATCTTCTTATAAATATAAGAGATTCATAGTCATCTATTTCACCTAATAAGTTAAAATCTTTATCAATAATTCTAATTGGTACCTTATTCATAAACTACACTCCTATATAAAGTGGCTTATAGTATAAAGCCATTTCTAAGTTATCCAATCCTTTTTCTGCATCATACCTTAATAAATTATCTCCAACTTTTAGCTGTAAAAATTCACTTGCTAAATCTATATAATTAAATACATTTATTTTAGTTCCATTGCTTTTTATCATTTCTACTCTTTTATTACCAAAAGATGTATTTATAACTAACTTATCTCCAGCTTGCAGTGTCCTTTTAACTTTAATATATTTTCTGGTATATACATCAAATAAAGAAGGACTAACCACAGTGGCTAATGCTCTAAATTCAATCCTCATTCCACATTCTACATCCCCTTTATTCTTAGCATTGACTATTAAATTACTTATTCTATGTCCCATAATGATTCCTGTTTCTTCTGGGATTATTAAAGGGAAATGAAAATCTCCTACCCAAAGAGCTATTTCTTCTTTTTCTTCTATTAAATCCATCCATAAAGGATTAGGACAATAAAATTGTATTAGAAACTCTTGCATATCATCTATTTGTTCTCTAAATGTTGGAGAACTATCTACAATACAATTTATAACATGCTCACTAGCATTATTGATATAGGTAAGAGTACCATTTATCTTAGGATTAAATATACTACAAAGCTTTTGCCTCTTTCTATACATATCTTCTACAGTATCTCCTACTATAGCTCCCTCTATTGGTAAAATTCTCTCATCTAAAAAAGTTCCATGGTGTGTCTTACCATCCTGTCCAGGAGATTTACTTGTCAATATTGTTGTTTTAGGACTTCCTATCTCAATTTTAGTTAAAATAAAAGGAGCAGAGTTACCTAATTCTATACTCTGTCCCCTTTCATTTTTAAATATAATTTTTTGCAACTTCTACTCCTCCTTAAGATGTACTAAAGTTTAAATTCCTTATCATTACTTCATTCTTTCTCATCATTTCACTTGGAGATAATGCTCTAGGGCTATTAAAAGTAAAACTATTGTGGTTTACTACACTCCTACTATTATCAATACTAGTTGAACTTGCATTACTAGAGCATTGCTGAATTGAATTTATGGCAGAAGATCGAGCAGCCATTGAATTTAAAGCTGAATTTCTAGCAACTTCAAAACTTTCCTGTATACTAGCTATCATGTCCTTAAGTTCCTCTATTTTAGGCTTAAAGCCCTCTACAAGTTTTTCTCCAAGACTTTGTCCTGCTTGTTGATAAGCTTCCTCATAAGAATGTAACAATTCAATAATTTCCTTTTGATTATTATCCATTATAATTCTTTCGGCTTCAGCCTGGAGTGCTGCATCATTAGTTTTTTTAGCACAAAAACTTCTATAATCCTCAAGTTGTTTTCTAAACTTTGTCTATTGCTTTCATATATAGAATTAATATTTTTTAATTCATTTTCTTTTCTTTCTGTAACTGCTCTTTTGTTCTTCTAATTGTTCTTTATGAATCCTTTTTTCTCTTTCTTTAAGAAGATTATTGAGTTCCTTCTGGATTTCAATTTTGTTAAATTCATTATGTTCATATTCTAATGCTGTCTCAAGTTGGTTTATTTTTTTTAGTTCTTCTGCATTCTTATCAACTTTATCTTCTTCTGTAAGTTGTTTATCTATAGCTTCAATCTTAGCATCATAAAAGCTTTCTATTCTTTTTATAGATTCATCTTTCCATCTATCTAAATTTTTAAGCTCATTATTTATGTGATCTTCTTGTGCCTTTAGTTCATCTTCATATCGTTGCTTTAATGCTGACTTAATTCTATCAACCATATTATTGATACTATCAGATACTTTTTTATCTGCTTCTTTTTGAGCATCTATAATCTTTTGTTTTGCATCATCAACTGCATTCCCCATGTTGATTAATTCAGTCTTAGCCTCTTCAAGAGCTTTCTTAGCCTTTACAGTTTCCTCTGCTGTATATCCAAAAGTCTTCGCTAATTCTTTATATCTATTTTCAAGTTCTTTTATTTTTTCGCCTTGAAGGATGACTATTGCTTGATGGTTTAATAAATTTTTATTTAAATCTTTAGTATCAATTTGTAACCTTTTTATAGCTTCATTATATTCATTTATTGTATTGTTAAATATATTTTCCTGTACTTTAAGAGATTTTTTCACTTCTTTTTCTCTTTTATCTAATAAATTTAATCCATCTTTATAATACTCTTCTAGTGCTTTCTTAGACCTTTCTAAGCTATCTACCTGTGCCTTTTGATTCGCTTTAGTAGTATTTAATACCTGTTTTTGATATTGTCTTAGAGCAGCTATTTGATTAGCATAATTAGCCTTAGCATTTTTATCTTTAGTACTTCTTTGTAGCTTTTGATAGTAAGCTATTTGAGAATCTATCCTTGATTTTTCTGTTTGTAGCTCTATACTATTTTCATTTTTAAGAATTCTTAGCCTATCTTCTATGCTCTTAGATCTATTATCATAATCCTCCTTCAAATATTCCTTACTTTTTTCAATTTCTTCTTTATTTAATCGATCTATGAACTCCAAATACCTCTGATATTCCTTTTTACTATTAGCTCCCCAATTTAGCTGTCTTGCTAATCTATCTTTCATTACACTTTCTGACACACCAGTTCTAGGGCTAACAGATACACTTTCTTTAGCTTGTGATAGGGTTTCTCTTGCAATATCTTCAGGTTTATTATTATTATTCTCTAATAATGATGTTAATATCTTTTTAGATTCTCGATTATTAAATACTTTTTCTCCACCGTTAAATAATCTATACTGCCTAGATGCTACTATTTCAAAACCGTCCTCAGCGACCTCATGTAGTCCTGCTTCTGCAAAATCTGTACCCGCAGCATACCCTTTCTGGTTTTTCACTTGTTTTTTAGACAATCTTTCTTTCATAGAGTTTGATTGTGTATTGTTGAATATTTTAGTCCCTTTAGGTAAATCTACTAGTTTAGGTCCTTTACCTGGTAATTGTATTAACTCTGATCCATCCTCATCAACCCAAGTTAAACCACCTTCAAAATAGCTTGTTCCTGTCCATTTCTCTCCTATACTAGCTATTTTGCTAGCTGAGGTACCTACAACTATTGGATTACTTCCTATAGTACTTTTAATAGCGTTATAAGTTTCATATATCCAATCAAAGATACCATAATTTTTTTCACATCGTGCTTTTAAAGCATTAATCCAAACATTATCTTTAGAATTATAATATTTACCTTCAATTTTTTGGAATGGAACACCATTCTTTAAATCTTTGTCTATATCTTCTCTTGCCTTAATAGGATTCCCATATATCTTACCAGTACTTAAATCCCAAGAACCTACTATTTTTCCAGTTGTTTTATCTACTTCTACATAACAATTATGCATTTGACCAGTTACTCTGTCTTTGATTCGATAATATCCTGTTTTGGTTATGCCATCCATTTTATCCATCTTATTTACATATTCAACTAATTCTTCTTGGTTATGTTGTTTTTGTTTATTTAACATTTTACCATTATGCACATCTATATTTTGCAATAATAATGGTTGCTGCTCTAATGCTGTATTTAAAAAGCCTTTATATTTTTCATTTTCGACACCTATTTCTTTCTCTTTTGCACCTTCTAATTGTTTTATTTTATCCTCAATTAACTTTTGTGTTTCCTTATCAGCATCTTTAGAATACAATTTTAAATATTCTATTTGCTTATCATAATTTTCTTTTATTTTCTTTATTTCACCATCTCTAGCTTTTGCCTTTGATTCCATCAACTTAGATATTCCTTCCATATCTAAGTTTTTCATGCGAGCATTAAAATCCGCTTGAGCTGCTAAAAGTTCCTCCTTAGATTTAACAGTGTTTTTCATTTCTATATTTCCAATTTGTTGAGTTAATTTTTCAACTTCTTTTAATGTATTTTGCCTTACAGCTCCAGTTTCTTTACTAGCTTTTTTTTGCAACTCTAATATTTTCGCATGTAACTCTTGCACTTTTTTTATTTGGTCATTTCCACTTTTATTAAGAGAGTCCAATATTTTTTTCTCATTTGCATCTAATCCATCAGCCTTAAAGCTATCCTCTAAAACTTTTTGTATTTCAGGTTGCTTAGATTTTATTTTATTAATAGCACTGTTACATATATCATCCAGTTTAGCATTAAGGTTTCTTCCAGTTTCCTCATCCGCTAATTTATCTAGTTTAGCAGCTCCATTAAGTTCCATTTTGTAATTGGCTATTTTGTTAGCTATATTATCTAAAGCTTTTTGGGATTCTGGGCTTACTTTTTTGCTCCACTCTCTATGTTTTACATTCATTCTTTCTAATTCTTTATTAGTATAAACCGTATGTCCATTAAGTCTAGCCATTGCTGTTTCCATAACTCCCATATCTTCAGCACTTTTTATACAGCTATCATTTAAATATTGTGTATTTTTATGTGCTAAATATATAGCTCCTCCAACTGCTACAATTCCTGCCGCTACTGGTAATGCTATACTACCAACTGCTCCAAGTCCACCTGCAAATAAGCCAAGTCCTCCTGAACCTCCAGCAACTTTTGCAGCTGTTCCTACACCCTCAACTGCAGTAGCTACAGTCGAAGCTTCCTTAAATATTCCAAAAAATACTCCTACCTTTTTGCCTGTTTTAATCAAAGTATTTATGCCTTTAAAAGCACCACCTAAACCACTTATAAATGGTCCTAATGTCGCACTTGCCAGTGCTGTTTTTATTATAAACTCTTGTGTAACAGGGCTTAATTTATTCATTCGGTCCGCAAATTGTGATATTAAATTTATCCCTTTTTCTACAATTGGAAGTGCCTTTATACCTAATTCCATAAGAGAATTTTTAGCCTTATTCATAGCCTTTCCAAATTTAGCTTCTGTAGTTTCAGCCATCTTTTTATATGCATCATCAAGTGCATGGGTATTAGTTTGCATTTCTTGCATAGATGCATTATATTTTGCCACACCATTATCACTGGTTAGCATTAATATACTATTTAATCCTTCTACTGAACCAAACATAGTAGCCATAGCACCTATTGGAGAATCTGCTGCTTGTGCCATTCTCTCCAAATCTTTGCTTGCATTTTTTTGTGCTTTGCTTAATTCCTTATATTCTTTAGTACCTTTCTTTCCTGCATTTTCTAGTTCTAACATTTTACGAGCATTATCGCTCATGCTTTGACTCAATTTATCAAATTCAGGACTCGCATTAGATAATCCCGATTTTACATCTTGTAGAAATCCCATCCAGCCTTTACTCTGTAGAGCTGAAACAGAAAAGTCTATACCTAATTGTTCTGCTGCTTCCCCTGCTTCTTTTGAAGGTTTTATTATATTAGACATAGCTGCTTTAAGTGCTGTAACTGATTCTGCAGTAGCAAGACCTTGTGCAGTTGTACTTGCTAAACTAGAAAATAGTTCATTAGTTGTAACTCCAAGTGAAGCAGCTATAGGAGTAACTTTACCTACAGCACTTGCAAGCTCTCCGAAAGTAGTCTTTCCTAAATTTTGACAAATTAGCATTTGATTTGAAATATCTGTAGCTTTATCTGCTTCTAATCCATATGAATTTAAAACAGTAGTTAATCCATCAACCGCAGTAGATGTTTCTGTGAAACCCATTATTTTTTATTTCATAGGCTCTTTAACCTATTACTCCTTATAATTTCTTATAAGATAAGACTATATCTTTACCCTCGTCTTTCCGTTAGGGTAGTGGGTGCTCGTGTTGGTATTATTGTTTGTCATAACTCAACCATTAGTCGTTACACCTTCCTACTACTTTTATTGACTTTAATAGGCTCGGCTCGGTATTGACATATTTTAAGTATAATAAAAGAGAGTGCTATGGTAAAACACTCTCTAATATAGTTTCTATATTATCAAACTCCCAATATGGTATCCTTAAGAGTTTTATATTATTATTTTTACAATAATTATTTTTAAATATATTCATCGCTTAATAAATCACAACCGGCATTTATTTTTATATAATTTTTAATATACTCATAATCATGCTTTCTTTTTTTAATCTGATTTAATCTACCACATTTTGAGCATTGTCTTTTGTTTCGATCTTTAAATTTAGCAAAAGAAGTTTCAAATTCATCTCCACATATACATTTAAACTTCATTTTAGTTGAATTATTAATGTATTCAGTAGATAATAATTCACATTCCGAATTGTTTTTTACAAAATTCCGTACTTCTTCAATATTTAATTTTTTAGGCATAATAAATAACCTTCCTAACCCATCCAATATTTACATTGTACCATATTTCTCTTATTTTCTACACTTAAAACTTAGTTTCCACCGAATTCTCCCACTAGTTTATACTACAAGTTTCCTTATAGCCGGGCAGTTTTGTTTACCCTTTGCAGCTTTAACTGCAACATCTAAGAAATCAACCGCCTTAGCTGTATCTACTGAACCTGAAATAGCTTGATATAAAGATTCATTTAATTCTTTAGTACTCATTCCCGTTTTATTAGAAAGGTCAATTACTCCTTTTTTAAGAGTTTCTATTGGAACTTTTGTAGTATCTGCAATTGTACTTACCTTAGCAGCACCGCTTTCAAAATCAAATGCAAATTTAGTAGCTGCAGTACCAGCACCTATAATAGGAAGGGTAACATGAGTTGTAAGTTTATTACCTATACCTTGGAGTGTATCTCCTACTTTATCAAATGTTTCATATTTTTTATCTATCTTTTCAAATTCATTCCCTAATATTTTCAGCTTACCAGCAAAAGTAGTAGCTTCTTTTTCTGTCTTTTTTAATTCAGAGCCAAGTTCTGCATGAGCTATTTTTAAATCTAGTATTTTGCCTTTATATTCTTCAACTTCTTTAGAATCTTTACCATACTCCTGTTCTACTTCTTTTAAAAGAGATTCATGTTTCTTTATTTCACTATCTAGTAAAGACATTTCTTTTTTTAGTTTATTCATCTTTTCAGAATTATCAAATATACCTTTGCCGCTTTTTTCTTGAGTTAAATCAAGCAGTTTATAAGATTTTTCTAAGTTACTTATTTGAGTGCTTGTTTTTTGATAACCTTCATCAAGATTTTTCAATTTATCAGCTACAGTAACTGTAGTTTTACTAGCTTTCTCTAGTTCTTGTGACAATTCTGAGTGCTTTAATTTTAAATCTAATACATGAGATTTATAATTTTCATATTCTTTTGAGTTCTCGCCACATTTTTTGCCTATGTCTTCTAAAGTCTTTTCAGACTTTTTAATTTCATCATCCAGTAACTTCATACTAGATTTATAAGCTTCAATTTTTTTACTATTGTCTTCTAAGCTTTTACCACTGGCTTTATTAGCATTTTCCCAAAGCTTATAACTTTTCTCTATATTAGATACTGCAGTATAAACTGACTTATCCATTATAGAGCTAGATTCTTGAGCTTTAGTTTGTAACTTATAAAAGCCCTGTATCGCTTTTGATACAGAGCTTTCAAATTTATCTAATCTTAAATCTATACTTGAATATACACTTCCTAAATCAATGCCTATATTTCCTCACCTCCTATTTTGAGGTATAAAAAAAGAACCGCATAAGCGATTCTTTAGAAATTATTAATTTTATTTTTTAATTTAATGACCCTGATGCTTTTAAGTATGGCAATGCTGACTTGGCCTCTTCATTGTTTGGATTTAATTTTATAGCTTCCTCTAAAAGACTAATAGCTTTGTTTAAATCTTTTGTTTTATTTCCTGTACCATACATATACATGCGTGCTAACTGAGTTAAATCATTGCTAGTTAATTGTTTAATTAGTTTCTTATTTAAGTATATTTTCCACTTACCATTATCATTTACAACATACATTTTATGTTTTTGCTCCACTTCTTTATTTTCATAAAGATCTTTAACTTTTTCAGTTGCATTAAATTCTACAATATTTTTAAATTCTATATTTTCTAAACTACCTTTAAATTCATTAACTTTTTCAATTTTTGTCTCTTTTAACTCACATACTTCTTTTTCTGTATTTCTCCACTTTGTGAAGTCTTCCTCTGTGAAATCTTTTTTACTTTGTTCGCATAGTGTTTCATAAGCTTCCTCTGATTTTCCGTCTTTTATACTTTGATAATAAGTATTTAATACTTCCTGTGGATCTTCTTTCGGAGCACAGCCTACCAATGCTATTAATGTAAAAGATAAAATAAGTACAAATAACAATGAAATTTTATTAAATATTTTCTTCATGCAATCCCCTCCAATATGTAAATATATATCAATTATATAATATATATTACAATATTGGAATACTTACCCTAAAAGCATCTTTAATCCTGGATTATCTTTTCTATCTTTGTTTTTAATTTCAAATCGTGGTTTTTCTCCATTCTCTATTCTATATATAAACTCTGTCATGGCTTCATCAAGGCAATAAGCTATATATTCATCATTTATTTTTAGTATCTCGCTCGGTGTCTTGTGATACATCTTCACCATTGTCATTAGACTTATTATCTTCTGGCTTTTTACGAAATGGTTCCAAGGTTCTTACCCCGTGTACTACAAAATTATATATTATAATTTTTTGTTCATCTGTCATGCCTATAACTTCTTGAACTTCTTTAAATGTTGGTTCAACCATTGTTGTTTCACAAAATAATTCAGCAAGCTCATTAACAGTTTTTAAACTATCTTCATCTTTTCCTCCTGGTCCTTTACCTTGAAATAAATCTATTACAGGTCCCATAAGTGGATTAGGTATCTTACCTTTAGCTGCTAAATCTAATAAATTAACTCTTTGTAATTTAACTGTAAATGTATCTTCTATATCCCATCCAGATAATTCTACTTCTATATATTTTTTAGCCTTTAATTCCTCTATATTTGTTACTGCCATACTAATTCCTCCTAAAATTTAAATTTAAAAAGAGAGCATATTATAGCCCTCTATTCTTAAGGTTGTTGATTATCTGTAATAATGGATTCTTTTTTACTCTCTTCTGCATCTTGTGGTAATGAAGACACAAATTCTATAGATTTTATAGGCAATTTAGCCTTAGTATTTTCCCTACACTTAATCTCAAACTCTGGAGCATAGTAATCTTTTTTAAGAGACATTTTAAATGCTTTTCCTGTACATTTGTTTAATGTTATTTTAGCATAATTTTTTACATCTTCTCCTTCGTAATTTTCTGCATATATTTCTGCCATAAAAGGTTTTATTTTAGAACCTTCTGAAAGCATTGGTGTGTCATATCCTATAATTTTTGCAGAATCATCTTTATCATATCTAATTATTCCACCTTCTATAAGAGCTGCTACGGCCAATTCAAGAGTTGTATTCTTAAGTTTTAATTTATAACCATACAGCAAATCTGGTGTACCCGCAGTAGCTAATATTCTTTCATCGTCTCTTAATTGTTTCTCTTGCCCTTGGCTTATCTCTGGGTCTATTTCTATTTCACTGTCACATTTTATATTTATTTTTTCCATATCAGTTGCTGGTAAGCCTGTTAGTTTATCCAGCGGTGTTAGAATAACCTTTTTAACATTATATAAAATTTCTCCTGTTGTACTCATATTTTAAATTACCTCCTTTGGTATTCTGTATTTTAATCTTCTAAAATAAGCTTTCTTTTCATTATCTATAAGTTCTGGTGCTATATCTCCTGTAAATTCTAATTTTTCATTTAAGAGTTTCTGGACCTTGTTTAACATTTCATCAAGTATAGTTATATCTCCTAAAGGAGCATATAAAAAAACATGAACAAACTGCCAACCACATTGACTGTTATTCATGCTTGATAATTGATTTTCAAATTTTAAAACCACGTAAGGCTCTGTACACTCTCCTTCATGTTCCCCTATTGCATAGCAAGGATATAAAGGATCTATTAAATCAAATATTTCTTTTCTTGTCATTAAATCACTCCTGCCGATTGGACTATTTTCTTCCAACCTTCCATGAATTGTGGAGCAAACTCTTGTATTGCTCTTTCTAAAATAGCATATCTACCTTCATTGCATAATTCAAGATAGACTCCATAGTCTACTTGATGGCTTAATGCAACCATTAATGTATTTGTATTTGCCCATTTTACAGTAGATGTTATAAATAATCTTGCATGAGCTGTTCTATCTGTCCATACTACATTTTCTTTAGCCCATTTTTCCATCTGCATGGCTATATTTTGAGCATCTAGTGCAAGAGCCGCTTTAAGCTTTGGAGTAAATTCCTTTAACTTTTCTATAGCTTCATCTAATCCATGCATTTCTAGTTTACAACCATCAGCCATTCTTAATCACTTCCAAATCGCTATTATAGACATCCTTAATAATCATTCCTGGATAAGTTACTCTATATTTATAACCGTTAGCTTCAAAGTGATCTCCCTCTTTTATTTCTATACCTTCAGTTACTACTGCAAACATTGAAATACCTCTAGTTTTTTTAACAGTTCCAGATTCTTTTACGTTATCTAAAATCAAATTGTGTTTAGTATCATCAAGGAAGATATCTAGCTCACCTACTGTTATTTCTTTTTCTCTACCACCATGCATCCCATTACTAACAAATTCTTTTCTCATAAGAGTTATATGAGTTGGGCTTTTAGCTATACTCCTCTTAGCTTGCATTTTTATTCTTTCTCCATTTATCATTGTCCATCAACCCTTCTCATTGATGTTTTATAGCCTGTTGTAGTTCCATTATTAGACAAACTTCTTTCATAATCACTTTTATATTGTTCCGCAAGTCCTAACCAATAATCTCTATTGCTTTCAGTTTTAAGAGGGCCAAGATTTGTTCCATCATCAGCAGTAGCTTTTAATAGACAACCTTTCCAACTAGATTTAAGTACATTATTTTCATTATTTTCTATTAACATTTCAAGTTCAGCATCCTCAAAATAAGGATATTGTCTTTCCTGCAAATTAAATCTTAAAACCTCTAAAGGTGTGGACATACTTATTCACCTTCCTCAGCTGATTCTCCCATTTCTTCTTCATTTTCCTTTGGTAATTCTTCTAAAAGTTCGATATGTTCTTTTTCAACCATATCTAATGCATCTTCTATTCTAACTTTTAATTCATCACCTATCTTAAAACAATCTTTATCATATTTTAAGTTTACTAAAGCTTTAGCTTTTACTGTTCTTTTATTTGCCATATTAATCATCCTTTCTGCTTAAAATCTAAAAGAGTGGCTAAAATAGCCACCCTTAGTTAACTGTAGCAAAGAAACATTCGTCAGCTCTTTCAAATGAAGGCATACCTAATTGAGACACCTTTGTTTGAACTGTTACAGGATCATCTTTTTTCATTGTCATAATTGCTACACCTGTTCTTACTATTTCTACACTAGAACCTTGTGAGAACATCTTATCAGCCTCTTCTGGAGTTGTACCATAATAGGTTGCTCCTAATGTTCCTGTAGGTATTAATGTAAATTTTCCACTTGGAAAATAAGGTTCTTCTGTTCCATCTTCTAATTTATAAGAACCACTTACTACTGCTAATGTTACACCTGTTTTCTTTTTAATATATTCCTTAATTTCATCATCTGAAGCTAAATAATTTGGATTTTGTGGCCATCCTGATTTAACTATATTTTTATTAGCTGTAATCCATCCAAATGTAGTTGCATCTAATACTGCCCTATCTACAATATAACCTTCGTTTTTCATTAATCTAGTCCATCTAATCATGTCTAAAACAGGATTTGAATTAATAGTATCTGACCATTTAGCAGTACCAGCTAATACTTCTTTATGTTTTTCAGAAACACCAAAATCAAATACAATATCTCCATCCTCAGAAACAATAGATATAGTTCCCGCATCAGAAAGTAATTGCATGCGCATACGCTCCATTTGCATATCTCCACCATCTACAAGATCCTTGTAATTATCAAAGATTTTAGTAATAATCATATCAATAACATTTTTGTTTTGAGCCTGTGTAGCTAGTAGTAAGTCTTGTCTATCTTTTTCATTAACAAGCACTGATTCTTTAAAAAATGGCATTTGTTTAGTAACTTCATCTACTTGTGCTTTTAATGCTCTAATTTTTACTGCTACATCAAAAGCAGATTGTTTTAATACAACTGGTTTTTTCTTTGCACCTTTAATATATTTTAATTCCATTCCTAATTGTTTTTTTCTAGGGAAAAGAGCTTCACCTATTACTACTTCTGGTGGAAGCTCTTTAATATAAGTTGCTATTTCTTTTACGTTTATAATATCTCTCCAATCCATTTACTCATTCCTCCTTCTAATTATAAAAACATAAGCATCTTCATAGCTGTTTTAGCTTCTGATGAAACAATTTCAGGTAATGTTGATTCTTTTATAAATCCAAAAATAGTTACTGGAACAGTCTCAGCACCATGTGAATATGTTAAATTTACATCCCTATAAACTAATCCAAAAGCCTTATCATTTGTAACTGTAGATCCATCAACTATTTTTCCATCTTTACTTATTACTGTACCTGCCTTAAGTATTCTTTTACCTTCTACTTCTTTTACATCAGTTTTTTTAACCTTTACCATTGCATTTTGAAATAATTCTCCTGCAAATTGTAATATTGTTTTGTTTTCACCCATATAGGACTGACTTCTTTCAATACTCATATCTTTCTACCTCCTATGAAAAAAATTTATTTTGTGCTTCTGTTACTTTTGTAGTTTCTGTTCTTTCTTTAGCTAAGCGAGCACCTAAACTTAACTTTCCTTCATCATTATCAATTACAGAAGATGAATCACCTCCTATATTTCCAGTACCTCCTGGAATTTCTGTTTCAAATAAATAAGCATCACTTTCTTTTAGAGACTTTACCTGTTCCTCTAGTCCTATGAAAGTATCATCAACAAGTTTTACTTTATCCATGTCCAAAAGAGCTCTTAATGCTTTAGAATTCTTAGTTTTATATTCTGCTATAGCTTTTTCAAACTTAGTATCAAAATTAATCTGATTAAGTTTAGCTTCATAATCCTTAGTTGTTTTTTCATTATCAGCTTTAAGATTTTCTATTTCTTGTGAAAGTTCTTCACTATCTTTTGCTTTATCCTTTAAATCATTAAGTTGCTTATCTCTATCTTTTAATTGTTTTTTATACTCTTTGATAGAATTATTTGCGGTATCTAATTCTGACTTTTCTATATACTTGCTTTCTTTTTTAGAATCAACTAAAAGAACGTTATCTTTATCTTTTGAAATTTTATCATAAGCCTTCTGTCCTTCTTCATCTCCCAATATTTTCTTTAAATATTCTAGTAATCCCATATTTCTTTACCTCCTATTTTAAAACAAAATAAAAAGACATATTTCTATGCCTACAATAATTCTGCTATATTTTTAATTGAATATCTTAACTTTCTGATTTGATCTCTAAGTTTATTATTTTCCTGTTCCATTTTAGGATAATCTTTATTAAACTTACCAACTGCATTTTCAAGAGTAATAATATAAGCTTTCATTTCACTTATCTGTGATTCATATTTTTTATTCATATCTTCTCCCTTTTCATTCACAAAAATATACTTATCTTCCATTAATCCTATTCATCTCCTTTTTGAACTCCTTTTGAATATTATCTATCTCCTTGTCAGCTACTATCTTATCTACATCATTAGTATCTTTAAATTTTCTTGATATCCTTATTTCCATCTTTCTTTTTAAGTGCCTACATTTAGCGTTCATAACACATACTAAATGTTTTTTATTACACTTAGGACATTCATAATATACTACTGTATACATTGCGCCTAAATACTTTTCCTTAAGTTTGTCTTGTGACATTTCAAATTCTCTTTTACAGTTATCACATATTGCTTTCATTATTTCCCTCCTATACAGCTATTCCGTATTCTTTTCCATATTCATTGTACCACTTGTCTAACTTACTATTACCTTCTCCATTAAGCCATGCTATAAGTTCATCTCTTGCCTGTTCTATAGGTACTGTTTCAGTAGTAAAAAAACATAAACAATTAGGATGTTGAATAGGAACTTCATTAGGTTTAAATACTTGTCCTGCATATTCATCACAAATATCCGTTTTCCCATGCATTCTACTGCTATGACTAGGACTTAGATTCCATTTAAGCCCTTTACAAAATGGATTTCTCTTACTACCTTGAATATATGTTTCTGTACTAGCATGAGTTAAACAAGTTCTAGATAACCTTTGCGCTTGATATGAAATATTTTTACTCATACCAGCTTTTAATGTTTTAGAATCAATTCTTTTATATGGATTAATATAAGCATCTAGTTCTTTAGCTAATTCTCTAGCATTAGCACTTTTGGCTACATTAATTTTTATAAGAGTATCAATATCCTTTGAATTTTTTTTAGTTATATTCCAGAGTCTTTTATCTAATGTTTTAGCATCTTCATAATAATTACCACTTATAAGCTGCTTAGTAATATTAGAAGGCAACTGAGTAAACATCTTATTAAAAGTAGCTTTTATATCTTCTCTAGGAACTATTCTATCAAAATAACTTGCCTGTACTGAACTTGCTATCTCTGAACTTGATTCTATACTTGCTTTGATAGATCTACTTAAATTATTTCTTAATTCTAGTACATATCTATCAATGGATTTATCTAATTCATTTAAATATCTAGCATTTATTCCACCCGGCTTAGCTTTAGAAAGTTTATATGATATCTGTCTACTAGCTTCTTCATATATTTTTAGCAGTTCTTTTTCTTGTTTCTGTACTAATTTTAAAAACTCTTTTCTACCTTCAAATATTCTCCTTTGATACTCATTCATTATGAATCACCATCATGATTGTTTACCTCATCATCTATACCTTTTAAAAATTGGTCCTGTTCTGCTGCATTAATTGTTGTTATATCTTCTATAACTTCATTAAAGTGTTCTTCATAATCTTCATCATTGGAGAAATCTTTGATATAACTTCTATGGCTTCTTACATTAGTATTAACCTCTTCTAATGCCAGCTTTTTCTTATCTTCTTCATCTTCAGGGATAGGGTAGCGCTTATCCAGGACTATAGAATACTCTAAATTATTCCATTCTGGCTTCCATAATTCATAGCATTTAAACTTACTGCAAGCTTCTACTAATAATCTAAGCATACTCCTAATGTTAGGTTCCCAATCATGCCATTTTTCTTCACTTCTAGCTATTAAATCATTGTATATATATTTAATAGTTTTTGCTGAAGGTACATTTTTAAGCCTGTCATCAGTAGGTATACTTAATTTGTCATGCATACTTTTATCTAAAATATCAAGAAACATTCTAACTGGTTCAGCATTACTAAATGAGCTTTCAACTCTTTGAGCTGAAGCTTGTTTCCCATCTATACTAACTAAAGCCATCAATGCATTAGGAGCTATTCTACAAGCATTTACTGTTTCTTCTGTAGCATCTATTACAGCTGTCTGCCCAAACATTAAGAATCTCAGAGCATCATTAAAATCTGATAATCTTTGATTATAACTATTTTGTAATGGTTTTAAATCTGTAATATCACTTTTCCCATTCTTATTCATTAAGTCCTGCTCATTAATCATTATCCAGCAAGGTATCTTACTTAATTTTGTATCTATAGTTTTTGTTTCTATAGGATTTTCTAAATCTAAATTATTAAATGTTTCTATAGTTAATAAACATGTTTCTTCTAAGCTTTTTTTACTTGCCTTTCCCATTTTGTAAGTATATCTATTCCATAGTTCAGTAGTATCTGTTTTTTCTTTTAATCTAACAAATGTAACTGACAAAAGTTTTCTTGAGTCTTTTGGATCTAGCTCATAATTAAAGTCATTTACATTATGGTAGTATAATCTTATGCTTTCTTCAGGATTGGCTTCCATTCTTAAAAGTACTCTCTTAGTTACAGTTGCTAATCTAAAAGCTTTCATTGTTTCACTCCAAAACTGGCTACCATTAAGAATATCATCTATAAATACTCTTAATTCTTCACATGTACTTTTATCTTTACTATCTCTTGGCTTAAATAATAAAATAGGCTCTTTTCCTAAAAAGAAACGTGCCTGCTTATGAATTAATGGTTTTATTTTATTATCTATAACTTGTGAAGGAATGTAATCCAAATCATCAGCATTTATCCAACTTTGACCTAATAGAATTTCATCTAACAAAGCTTTATCTTTATCAGTTACTGCACCATGATAAAAATAATAATTAGTCTTAATTTTTTCTAATTCCTTCTTTTGCTCGTTGGTAAACTTTAATAAGGTTTGCTTTATATCTTCCATTAAAACACCTTTTCTCCTTTCTTTTTATATTGTTTAAGATTATTATTCTTAAGTCCTATACCTTTGTTGTATACTTCTTTGTTATAAGTAACAGTTCTATCATAGAATGTTAATACAACTGCATCCGCTCTATCCGGAGAAGTTAAGCCTCTTTCTTTCATATCTTTCTTACTTTCTAAAGCTATTTTCCCTCTACTTGTAATTCTATATTTTCTAGTAGATAGCTGGCTTATTAATTTTTCATCTTCTGGAAGTTGTATTTTACGTGTCTCATTTCGCATATAAGCTGAGAAGTTTTCTTCAAGTATGTCTTTAACTTCTCCCCAAGTACATGCTCCTAAGTTTTCAAAATGTTCATCATATGAAGCACTACCATTATTTACTGGAATAACTTCTATAGGTAGGTTTTGTTCCTTTACTACTTCTTTTAATCTATCTGTTACCCCTCCACCTACTCCAGTATCATCTATCTTAGCTTTACACTTTTTTAATGAAGGAAACTTTTCCATATATTCTTTAAATGTAGTAATTACGTATCCTACTGTAGTCATTGTATCTTGTTTACTATAACAATTAAGTTTAAATACTTTATCACCTATTCTTGGAGCTATAACAGTTTCATCATCACCAAATCTAGATACATCCACACCCAAATGAAGAATATCACCTACTGGATCTAATATAAATTTAGTAGCAAGTTCTGCATATTCTAAAGATATAAATGTATCAAGTTCCCCTTTAGGAAATTCGCCTAAAACTCTTACCCTATAAACATCACTATTCTCATGGTATTTCTCCTTAAGCATTTCAATGTTTTCTTTTGAAGTTCTAGGACTGTCCAAGCTACTAACTTTATGTGTTTTGTAGTGAGATCTATCTCTATTATGACTATCATAAAAAACTCCACTTGTTTTATTTGGGTTTCCACACATTAAGAGTTTATTTTCTGCTCCTGATAAAGTACCAAGTATAGCTTCCATAATAGGATCAGCAACACCAGAAGCTTCATCAACTATAAAAAGCATATAATCTTCATGGAATCCTTGCATATTCTCTGGCTTTGTTGCAGTTTTAGCAGTAGCAAACCATCTTTCCTCTTCACCAATCATATATATTTTAGTCTTGGTCCATTTAAGAAAATCTTTAACTTTGCTTTTGTTAAGCCATTTAGCAACCTCTGCCCAAAGTACATCATATAATTGCTGCATTGTTGGGGCTGTTGCCACTACTTTAGGAAATGGTCTACAACATAAAAACCAAATAATAATAGCAGCTTCCAGACCTGTCTTTCCTACTCCTTGACCACTTCTTACTGATACTTTAGAACTATTAGCTATATCCATCATTACTTTAGATTGCCATTCATCAGGGTGAAAATCTAACATATCTTCAGCAAAAGCTACTGGATTATCCCAATAAATATCTAATAACTCAACAAATATATTAGAATCATCCATTTGAATTCACCTCAGATTGCTGCTTCTTCTTTTCTCTACGTTTAGCAATCTCCTGAATAGCTGATTTCCAATCCTTAATTCCAGCCTTAGATTTTTCTTTATCTAATCCTTCTAATTCTAAATAGTTTTTAACTAAACTTCTTAACTCTGATATAGCTCTACTTTGAGCATTAAGAAAAGTAGCCTGTCTATCCCATGCAAATTGAAATTCATATTCTACTTCTTTTGATGAGCTTTTATCGCCCCATGAATCTTTTGTCTTTTTCAATTCCTTTATCATTTCTTCTTTTTCTGTTACATACATAATTCTTTGAGATCTTACTATTGCTGCATACTGTATCATTATTTGATCCCATAATATATCTAAAGGTTTCTTAGTCTCTATTTCTTCCATTATCCCTAAAGTTTCCTCCGGTAAATACTTAGAGAAAAATCCATGTTTCTCCGCATTCTTATTCTTTGCTGGAGCTCCATGTCCTACTGCATTCTTATTATTTAAGGGTGCACCCTTTTTATTTTTGTGTGCACCCTTCTGTTTTTTCTCTTCTGACCAACCATATCTTTTCACCCAAGACTTAATTGTATTTAAACTAACTGAATACTTTTTAGCTAAGTCTTTATATTTCATACCTTTAAGATAATCTTTCTTAGCCTGTTCTTTAGTATCTGGTCCTCTTATACTTTCCATACCACCACCTCATTGCTAGTTGCTTTGTTTGTTTTGTATATAAAAAAGAGCCCTTATGAGCTCTTTGTTAAATTAATATGTTTTACTACAATTTAATTAATCAAAATCCCTATCAACTTCAATTACCTGTCCTGTGTTAGCATTTATTTTTACTTCATAAATTCCAGCAGTGGTTCTAATGCTAACCTCGTAAACTAATATGCCATCTTCAACATCTAACTCAACTCTTACTACCTGTCCTGGAACCTGCTGTAGTGCAATTTGCACAGCTGCTTCACTACTAATGCGATAGCTTCTCCAGTATCCATCCCATAAAGCATAATAATTAGGTATCATTATAAAATCATCTTCCTTTTCAATATTTACATGATTATTATATTCAATTATTTAAAGATTAGTGACTTTTAGCAATATATACTTTTAAGTTATCTCCTTACTTAACACTCTTATTCTATTTTCCCCATGTTCTCTGCTTTATACTGCCACCCTTACCCCTACAATAACTATCATGGCTCATAAGATCCATAACATCAGAAAAGGAGAGGTCCTCTTTCTTACCTCTCCTAGATTTTTTCTTATTCTGCTTTCTATTTTTATTCAATTTCTTGTGCATTCCTGGTTGTTGTATTTCTATTATTTTTCCTACCTTCAAACCTCTCACCTCTTATCTATGTAATATGAATATAATCTCCTAGGCTGTTTTAGGTATGTAAAAAGCACCTAAGGTTTATATTCCTTAAGTGCTCATACACAATATTATATTATCAATATTTTTCCTCTAAATATATTTATTTTAATATTTAGCGTTTATTCTAAAACTGTTGGTTTTATTTTCTCTTGTCCTCTTAATACCTGAAGTGCTTCTGCTACCTTTCTAGCAAAGTTTAAAGGTCTATCTATTGATTCAAAGTGAATATACATAAGTCTTGGATCATCAAATAACCAATGATTATGAAGTGCAGTAACTAATATTCCATTTTCTCTTAAAATAGATATAAAATCATTTATTTCTTCTTGAAGAATAACTGTTTCACCTAAATTAAGAGTTCTACCTGCATTATCAGGAGCCTCAAATGAAAACATCGCCATTAAAGCTAATGGTGAATGAGTTCGTCTCCTCAATATTTCTGCATCAATATCTCTAATAAACATTACTGTACAAACATTATCAGCTGTACTTAGAATTTCAGCTCCAAGTATATCAGCAAACTTTGCACAGGTTCTACAAAAATCTCTCATAATCATTTCCTCCTATTTTTTTATCTTAAGCTTTTCAATATTATATAGATAGCTTGTCTCTATATAAATATAATATGAAACTTATTTATAAGCGTGCATAAATGTTATTTTATAGCTAAATAATAGGAGATTAAAAAACACCCAGAAATTAATCTAAGTGCTTTTTAGTACATACACAATATATTATATTTTTTTATTTTAACCCCTAGTGATAAGCTAGGAATTATTGCTATCGTTCCCTTTTAAATGGCAGTTCTTTTCCATCTACTAAGTTATCAGCTTAGATTTTTGCACTGTGGATAGCTCACACTTTAGATTATAATAAGATTCTTCTTAAAACATATATTGCATATCAGAAAACATAATTTATAAACTCCATTCTTTTCATAAAAAAGTAATTTGTTTATTCCTTATATTTTGTACTAATACACAATATATTCTACTGTTCTTACAACTTGGTAAGTCAGCTTAATGTTATCAGCAAGTGCTTGTAGGCTAAGTCTTACCCATGCAATAACATTATCAATATTTCACTCCTCTTATGCTACCTACTGACACATAAGAATCATAGCTACTATTTCTACTACTTTGTTATGGGCATTTATCCCCATTGGCACCGGCGGAGGAATTGAACCTCATTCTCCAAGTCATGTTATCGCTAGCTTCTTGGTGCGTTACCATTACGCTACAACCGGCATAAATAGGAAGCACCCAAATTAATGGATGCTTTGCAGTTGCGCTTTATTTAATTTGTACGATAAAATCCTCTTTCTATTATAACTTTCCTTAATACCATAATAACACATATAATTCGGTATTTTCGGTGTAATTATAAATTATTTAAATATTTATCATGTATTTCTTTTCTAGGATAACTTTCATGACATTTTCCGATTCTTATAGCTATTGCCTGCCAACTTAATCTATCAATATATCTATATTGAAACACTCTTCTTGTTTTTGAATCTGGAATAGTGTTTATGAATTCTTCTATCTGTAGTTTCATATCTTCACATTTATTTTTTCTTTTGCTTAATAGATTATTTAATTTAATTAATCTTTCTTCTTTTTTATCTGCTTCCGGATAATTATACCCTTCAATAGTAAATTTTCTTTCTGTATAAGGAAAAACATTGCTAGATCCTTTAACACTGTCTTGTTCAATTTTAATCTTTTTATTCTCTAATTTCTCAATTCTATTTTCAAGTTCACTTATTTCTACTTTTAAATCATTGTATTGTTTTAATAAAAATGTAGTATCCTTCATGCTTGTCCTCCTACTCATAGAATCTATTTTTTCCCCACATTTTAGTGCGAGGCTTATTTTCACCTAATTTCCTAGCTAAGGCTGCTAATTCATTTAGCTTGTCTTTGTTGAATTCACCTAATAGGTTAGCAATCTGCATCATATCTGCATCAAATTTTCTAAATTTATTCTTCTGTTCTTCTGTTAATTTTAATCCAGCTAAATCAAATTCATCTAACGTACCATTCATACCGCCTTCACCTTCCTAATTTCTTTTCCTTTTAGGTTGTAGACTATTCCATGTTGAAAATCTATCTTTGCTTTTATTCTTTTTCTGCCTCTCTTTAAAATGCATGGATAAGTTATTGTATAATTTTCCTCAAATAGCTTTAGTTCCCCATTAAAGTACTTGTCCAATTTATTTCTCCATGCTTCCATGATTAATCCCTCCTTTGTATTATTGTTTTAATACTCTAGTACAGTTAAGGTGCAGAAATGCATAGTTTAATCCCTACACCTATTTAGTTTTAAAACTGTCTTTTCCAAATAACTCTTATATTCTTATATTTTTCTTGTAGTTTTTCAAATAATTCAGTTACTTGTAATCCAGTATTTCTCCATTACAGAACCAAACTCCATACTCACTATCTTTACTAGGCTTTCTATATCTTAATTGGAGCTTTTTATCATCACATTGTAAGTTAACATTGCAATGTGTCATTAGCACTAAATAAACATTATCTCTTTTCGCCACTATTTTCCCTCCTTACTTTTAACCCCTAATACTCTTTTTCTGCTTTCTCTATTTCTTTTGCAAGTTCTGGATTATTTTAAGATATTTTCTTATATTCATGTTTTATGTTTTCTTCTGATAATTCTGCATATATCTGTGTAGTCGCAGGATTTTCATGCCCCATAAGATGTTGTATAACCGGCAATGGCATACCTGCATTTAGTTTGCTGGTAGCAAAAGAATGTCTAAATAAATGAGGATAAATAGATTTGTTTATGCCTGCTCTATCCGCAATTTTTTTAATCTCTCTTTGAACACTTCTACCACCCAATCTATTATGTGGACTTTTTGAAGTAACAAATAATGCTTCATTATTATCTTTTCTTCTATTTAAATATTTTTTCAAATATATTTTGGTTTTAATATTAAAATAAACCTTGCGTTCTTTATCACCCTTACCTATTACATTTAAAGACATTTCATACCAGTTTATGTCATCTTTATTTACTCCAACCACCTCTGATAATCTGCACCCAGTAGATATTAAAAATTCTACTAGTGCCTTTTCTCTATCTGTTTTAGAAGCCTGCCTTAAAAGTTCTACTTCCTCTTCTGTCATAGCATGTCTTAATCTCTTTGGTTCTTTAGTTTGTTTTAGCTTCTTTGCTGGATTTTTAGGTATATACTCTTCATCTGCAAGCCAACCAAAGAAACTTTTTAGTATAGAGATTTGTCCATTTACACTAGTTGCTCTCATGTTCTTGCATCTAACCGCTAAGAACATTCTTAAATCCATAGTAGTAATAGTTCCCAGTGGTTTTCTTAAGTGATCTGCAAATATTGCTAAATTATATTGATAGTTTTTTAATGTTTTTAAGCTTAAGCCATCCAGCTTCTTAGATGCTAAGTATATTTGTAATTTTTCTTCTATATCACTTGTTACTAGACCTGTCTCCTCTGGCAATACACGGTATTTATACAATACTTCTTCTGCTATAGTTCTAACCTTCCGCTGGTCTATTTCTGGAAATTCTAAAGATAGCTTGCCCACTAATTTAATTACAACTTCTTCTTTACTACTTGAACTGTACATATAAATACCTCCTTGTATATTGCCATTAAGTCCAGTTTAATTTTTATTTATATCCTGGATCTAATCTTTATTTCTGGACCTTATATTTGCAACGCGATATTAAAAACTTAATCTTCTAATATAAAACATATAGGATCACCATGTTTATGTTTAACATCACTAGGGCAAATCAAAGCTTTCCTATTTACTATTCCTTCATTTATAAATTCAATAGTTTTCTTTTTATATGGACATGTATATCTTCCATTTTTAAGCTCCATATATTTGCAAATGTACTTTAGCATAAATTCCTCCTTAATATCTTTGAATTGCCAACTAAACCATTCTTTCTTCTGACTTTTTATATATTTGTTTTACTTCTGATTTAGGTATTTTCACATAATGTTTTCTAAATAACATTTTTTCTTCTTCATCTTCTGGCTCATAAATATCAAAATTTTTACCTCTGACTTTTTGCTTATGCATAGTGTAAAAATCACCTTTATCAGCATAACCTTCTAATGGATTTTCATTTCTATCATCCCAACTATGATCAAATTCAACTATTTCTCCATCATTGAATTCCATATACCATTTATGGAGTGTATGTTTAAATTTTCTTATTTCACATTGAATTAAAGAGTTATAGTCCTTAAAATATTCTTCTGTATAGCCATAATACAATCTACAAAGGCTATCACAATATCTAATCCACATTTCATTATCACCAAAATTAGGCATCCAATATTCTTCAACATTTGGATTAAACCCTGGAACTTCACCATCAATAGAATATTTTAAATACATTTTTAAAATATATCTTGATTTATCTGCACAACATGCCGAACCTTCTCTTAATTCACATAAATTTCTTATATGATTTTCTAAGAAACTATAATTTACATAAATAAAATTAGGTTTATTTTTATCTTTACAAATAGATGGTTCATGCAATGTACTTGCTAATAGTTTCATACCTTTTTTCAATCTATAATTGATAAAGCAATCAAAATATTCAGGATTGTTTATTTTAACCTTACTTTCTTTTGCATGATTAATCGCTTCTCCAAATATATTTATTGTTTCCTCTTCCGATTTTGCGTTTAATGCATCAAATAAACTTGTAAGGCATTTAGTCATTTCAGTATCCATAATTTCACTCCTTCACATTAATTTCAGCTCCTGCGGCTGCTCTTTGAATTGTGACTTATTTAGTGATGACAACATCTAATCCAATACTGACAACACTCTTTATTATGTTATTAATGTTTTTATCTATATTATCAACATTCATAGTGATTTCGTCTAATACTTCATTATCTTTCAAATTATTTTCTTGCCCTACTGCATTGAATAATTCTTGTGCATCTTTTTTATTTAGTTGTAAACTGCTAAAGTCTATTAATATTTTCATTTTCTCCATCCTCCTAATGCTTTGTACTTATTTCTGAATTACGTCATATTGCAATTTAAACTATAGATAACTGTTCACATTCAGCTTTATTTTTTATTAGCATTTGCTCTTGCGCTTTTTTATAAAATTCTTTAGATACTTCAAATCCGTAACTACTTCTATTTAGTTCCATACAAGCCCTTAATGTACTTCCACTCCCTGCCACGGGGTCTATTACAACATCCCCTTCATCAGTAAAAATTTCTATAAGTTGCTTTAATAAAGCTATTGGTTTTTGTGTAGGATGAACTTTTGGATATTCTTTTTTACTATCGCGTTTCCACTCAAACCAATTAAAAATCATTTTCCCTTTTCCTGTTTCTTTTTTACCATTGTTAAACTTAGGTAATTTATCTCTATATAATACGACTGCATGTTCCGTAGCTCCAACTATTTTCATATTTGCCTTTAATACCTGTGCTGAATAATTTTTAATAAAGAATAATGGATAACTGTTTTTAAACCCATGCTTTTTACCATATTCAATAACTGTAGGAATTTGTTCAAAAGAACAAAATACAATCATAGCAGGTGCTTTTCCTCTTTCTTTTGGCTCTTTTATTAATAATCTGTTACAAAAATGAAAGTATTCAGCTATGTTAAAATTCTCATCTGTATTAAAGAATGTCTTTCCAGCTTTCTTACTTTCTCCATTCTTGTTATTTCCTCCTATATACCATTCTGGATTACTTCCATATGCATTCTTTCCTATGTTGTATGGAATATCTGCTATTACTAATTGTGCTTTTGGAATATTGTATCTTTTATAGTTTTGAAAATTATCATTATATAATTCTGTTTTAATTTTTTTATTATTTTCCATTGTTCTTGTTCCTCCTCGTCAGGAGGCACGGCCGTGCTTTTTATCTAGAATTACTCCATTTTATTTTTTAAAATTTAGTTCGTCCAATTTTCATTCTTAGACCTATTTTTGAAATACGGCTATTGAATTTTCTAAATCATCTTTGCTTATTTTTGATATATTAATTACTGTCCTATATTTTTGTATATAATTTGTTAAATGACTATATTTATTGAATAAAAAAGCATCCAGTGCAAACAATATAAAAGGGTGATAAATTATGATAGTATCTTTTAAAAGAAATCTAGGAAATACTGATAGAACAGTAAGAATAATATTAGGTTCATTGCTTTTAGTAGAAGGAATACTTGGTTACTGAATTATTTTAGATATGCTAGGTTGGTCAACCTATAAATCTGAAAATAAAGGTTAAATAATCGTCCATTTCTAGTATTTTTTATTAAGCAATTTTTGTTATCCAAGCACTATCTCTAATGTATTTGTTAGTGTATAACCATGAACACCAATAAATGTAAAACAAATTTATTTGCTAACATCACATTATTCAAATTTCAAAGAACATTATCCTTATCTGCATTTTCAAGAGTTACGTCGCTTTAATTTCAAATTATCCCTCCAATATTAGTATTTCTATTATTCTTCTCTATCGCTTAAACACTCTTCACAAAACCCAAGATGCTCAAGATAACAATCTTTACAAAGCGTTACCTCGCATATATCACAACTAAATTGGTCATACACTGCTAATGTATTATCAATTTCTTTTCCACAATCCCAACAAATCATCTTTATACCTCCAATATTTCAACTTTTCAATTATATTTAACTGTTCTTTCATTTCCTTTATTAATTCTTTTACAATATCTTTTTTATTTAATTCAGCATAAGTCTGAATGTTCTCTGCTAATAACTTTAAAGATTCAAAATCCTCTTTATATAACATTTATTTACTTCCCTTTCCTGTTTGGAATGTGACTTAATTCAATATTGCTTCTAATTCTTCTTTTAATATTCCCTTTAGCTCGTCAGATTCCTGTATCATATTTTCAAGTAAAGTTATCTTTTGCAACATATCTCTTTTTTTGTAATATAACTCACATGAATCTTCCTTTAATTCATTTATTATCTGTTCAACAATATTCATATATGATATTCACTCCTTCGCCTTAATTTCATATTAATCCCTTACCAACTCTGGGGTTTCATATATATTTCCTTTTACTCTTAAGTAGTTGCATTCTCCCCAAAGGCTTTTAGCTCTGCACTCTTCCTCGTTATCTACCCATCATGCACCCTCATGAAAAACTACCACTCCGTCTAATGGCTCTTCATTACTAATTAACATGTTTTCAATATGAACTATATCTCCCTCAAAGATTTCTTTTCCATTTCTATCCTTTACACCTGTAGAAAATATAGGCTTTATATGTTTTGAGTATTCTGTTCCTTCCCATTCAACACAATCATTCTCCTCTGATTCATGGTAAATTAATTGTGAAACCTCTCCATTACAACCAATTGCAAAGCTTGAAGTATTTTCATACATGATCTTGTTTTTCATGTCCCAAAATTTTATATTCATATGCTCCCCTCCATACATTCAATTTTTTCTTGCAACTCTTTTAATCTATTCATTTTTTCCTCATAAGCTTGAGTTTCTTCTTGGATTTTTTTATTGATAACAGAATTAATACATACTAAAAACTTTTTAGATGGCTGTTTACCTTCTTCTATATTCTTAAATGCATTGTGGATCCCTTGCTTTGTATATCCAGTTAACTTTTCAATTTCTACACCCTTTAAACCAATCTCTTTTCTAAAATCAGAATAGCTTTTCACTCTCGCCACCTTCTTTTACCCTTTTAATTTATTCTGTAATTTCTTTTTACGTTTTTGTTTATTTTAGTCAATTATTTGTGTCGTATAAATTTCAAATTACGTATTCTTAAGCTCTACACGCTCCCATGTAAGAAAGCTTCTATACGCTTCAAGTTCTAACCTCAAATTTCTCATAGCTTCTATGCATACACTATAGTTAGTTTCTGCTATGTCTCTATTTAATCTTAATTTTGCAATCTCTTCTTTCCCTTTTGCTAAATCATTTATTAGTGTTGCTGGCTGTTTCTCTAACTGTCTTAATCTTAAAATTTCTTTTCTAAGAGCTACTTTATAGTCATACTCTGCTGCAGCTTTCTTTACTCCTAGAGTTTTTAATTCTGTATTACCTCTAGTTAATGCTTGCTGACATACTCCTATCTTTTTCATTATTTCAACTGGTGTCATATTATCCTCCTTATAATCAATGTGCTAAACTTCTTCTAAAACAAGCTCTACTCTTGATTCTTCTCCATACCATTTTTCAATCCAGCAATCTACTATTTGTTTATCATCATCATAAGCAATAGCATTTAAGCTATCTAAGATTATTTTGGCTATATTATCCACATCAGGCTTCTTAGTAGGTCTTATATTACCTTTTATCATTTCTTCTCTTTTCTTCTTACTAATACTTTTAGGTATTGAATAAAAAACTTTCATATCTGCTCTTATTGGGCCTTCTAATCTTTTTTTATCCTTAGTTAATAGATAACATTCCTTTACCCAATTCTCATACTCTATTGTCTTTTTAGGTGTATATGCTACACCAGTTTTAGTACTCATTCTTGGTCTAGCTTTACCTTTTGGTTCTCCTGGTATAATTATTTTCAATCTGCTTCCTCCTTTATTTATGAGACAAGCAGTAATTTATAATTTTACTGCCTGTCCATGTTTGCTAAGATATTATATTAATGTTTTGTATTCCTTTTAATTCTTCTTGTAGGTATGCTTTTATACTTTGCATTGCTTGATTTCTCCAAGCCCCGCCATCAGCTTCATATAATGCTGCTTTAGGTCCTTGTTGCATTCTGAATATAAACTTACTTAAAGGTTGTTCAATTTCTGGGAATGTTCTATATGGTGCTAATGTTACTGGATTAGGCACTACCGCTTGTCCTACACTTGCTACACCAGTTTTAATTGTTACTGCTTGAGATACACCATCATCACCTGTGCTTTTTACTGCTTCATCTTTTATTAAACCTGTATATTTTAATAGGACCTCTTTATCTCCTATATCTACAAATGAACTTTGAAGCATAATGTTGAATTCTTCTGTGCCTATGAATCTGTCATAATAAATATTATTTGGCAAAATAGCCTCTGCTCTTATATACTCTTCACGTTCTCCATCTGGATTTAAAGGACTATATAATCTAACTTCATCATATGATTTAACTTGAACTAATAACTGCTCTGGCAATATATCAATATTGGCCTTTATATAATCTACTAATCCTGTAAGTGTTGATACTGTTAATGTGTCTGCTAATGGTCCTGTAACTCTACTAAGTCCTTTGGTTGAAAAAGTTCCTTGATCCAACTCAATAATTGGGTTCTTTTCCTCTCCTAAATTTACTAAGTATTCTAAAGCTTCTTTATTTATCATTTTTCATTCCTCCAATTTTATTTTTATTATTTTACTAATTTGATGCCTTTAAGATCTACTTCTTTTTCCTCAGCAGTAGTTACTACTTCGCCAGTTTCTTCGTCAACTCTCATAGTGCTTTGTCCTGGAATTTGCTTCTTATATTCACTGGCAAGTATTCCACCTTTTCCATCTGTACCAATTACAATCTTAGCTGCAAGTGGTTTCGTTGGAGCTAATTTAGGTTTTGCTACTATTGATACTTCTGTTAATTCTCTGTCCTCTCCACTAGCAAATGTCATATCTACAGTTAACTTTCTTTTTGTTTTATAATCTGTGTTTGGATCCGCAATGTTTTCTAATACCTCCTTTAAAGCCATATTGATTTTTTCTGCCAATGCTCCATCAGCGAAGGTTTCTAGATTAATCATCTTTTCCATAATATTGTTCTCCCTTCAGTATTAGTGTTTTATTATACTCATACACTATAGGTATAGAAATGCCTAGAATAAGCCTATGCCTACAGCATTTAGTTAACTAATCATCTTCTTTTCTTTCCAATTTTTTAATATATCTATGGGTTCATTATCCTTCTTAGGATATTGTTGAAGGATTGCGGTTGCCATTCTACTTCCTAAATGTCTCTTAAAATATTTCATATGGTCTACAAAATCTTTCATAGTATAAGTTACTTTACTGCCATCTTTACAAGTTATTATTAATTTTTTCAATTACATCCCTCCATTCCACTTTCTAATCTAAAATGCTTTACCATGCTTATATGGTCTATTTCTATTCTTCTTCATTTTCTTTTTAATCTCTTTTTCTATGTCAACTGTATCTCCTAATGCAGTATCAGATGTTCTTAAAATTATATCTGCAAGCTCTTCAGCATAATTTTCTTTATCATCTTTTCTTAATGCATTAACTGCTTCCGATACTTCACTCACTATAAGCATTAATCTTTGACACATAAAGGCTCTTTTTACAGCTTTAATTTCCTCATCTTCAAATTCTTTTACACACATTTTAGTTAGTATATTCTTCTCTTCTTCCCAAAACCCATGATCTATTGCATTCTTATGTGCATCCTTTACCATTTCTTTAATATCCATATTTACATAATCTTTAATGCTCATTATTTACCTAACTCCTTTAAACAAATCTTACAAATATTTTTCCCTTTGAAGTTTATAACCTCTTTAGCTTCTCCGCAGAATATGCAGCATGGCTCGTACTTCTTTAAAATTATTTGTTCTCCTTCTGTGTAAATTTCTAATGGTGTTTCATTGTCTTTAATGTTTAAAGCCTTTCTAAGCTCCTTGGTAAAACTATTCTTCCTAATGAATCTATCTTTCTTACTATTCCTGTATTTTTCATAATTACATCTCTCCCTTATTTTTATTTAATTCATATAACATTATTTCTTTTCCTACTGCTCTTAAAGCCTTGTCTAAATTTTCAGTTATAAAATACTGCTTGGCTACTTCATCTGCCCACATATTAGCTCTTATCTTTAAATTTGATACTTCTTCCTGATACTTGTCCAGCAAATCCAAGCTCTCTAGTAGCAAATCCTTATAGTCCATACTTTTCTTTACATATTCCTTTAGAATAAATTTTAAAATTGTATTTTCTTCTTTAAGTGTTTCTTTGTTCTCCATTCCTTTAACTAATACAGTTATCATACTCATCCTCCCAATATTTATCATAGTAACTACATTACCTCTTTTAATGCTTTAAGTTCTTTTATAAAATCATCAATTTCGTTAGCATTTAAGACTAAATTAGTTGTACCAGTAATGTTCTTTATAGAAAAACTATTTTCTTGAACTCTATATTCCATTACCTTGCCTCTTAAAACTAAAGGCTGTAATATCTTATTTGGTTTTGAAGCTTCTTTTATGCCTTTATTATTTTCTTTATTTGAACTATTTCTAGTTTCAGCAGATTTTATATTATTCAATTTATTTTTAATACCATATCTTCTTAAATAACTATTTATGGTGCTTTCTGCTAAACCATATTTTCTACTTATTGCTACTATAGCTTCTTTCCCGATTCCAAGCATTTTAGCTTCTTTCATAAGCTGTTCCTTAGTTATCTTAGGCTCTTTTGTGAACATCTCATTTTCCCCCTCATATTTATTTTTAATGGTATTAGGTATCTTTTTGAGAATTCTACTTATATAACTTTGTTTTAACCCTATTTCTTCTCCTATCTGTTTTTGAGTTTTATTATTAAAATAGAACTCTTTAATAATTTTCTTATCTCTTTCATTTAAATTTTCTATTATTGCAGCTATTTCTTTGCACGTTACATTAAAAATACTTCTATCTTCATAATTTGTTTTATCTGATATTAGATCTATTAAACTTAAATTTTCATTATCTTGTTTTTGATTCAATATAGGTTTATCTAAACTATCTACATCTAAATGCTTTTCTTCTTTTCTGTTAAATATTCTTAATTCATTATTTACTACAGCTGCTAAGTATGTCATGAATAAAATATTTTTATCAGCATTATAAGCTGTGAATGCTTTAGTCATACCTAAAAAAGCTACTTGAAATAAATCTTCTTGTTCGAATTTACGTTTCCATGACTGTATCAACTTATATAAGAATTTTTCAAACTTAAAATAAACTTCTTCTAAACTCATTAATTTCAAGCCTTCATCTTTGGTGAGAATTAATTTTTTCTCAGCCACCATAAAAATATACTCCTATTTATCTGGCATCTGAAATACAAAATCTCTTGTTTTTCTTTTTCCATTTTGTATTTCATCAAATCGGCTTCCTTGCATAATTCTATCCTCTATCATGTCTAATACTTCTATTGCTCTTTCACCAGAACTATATTTTCCTAATTCCTCATATCCACTAAAGACTATATTTTCAGATGCATTGAACATATTTGCATTTATTAATAAATTTTTGTCTTGACTTCTAATCCACATTTTACGTTCCCCCAATTCTTAATTTTCTATTTGTTTTTCTTTAGTTATCAAAAACTCTATTAATCCTTCTTTTACTTCTTCCGCCGATGTTTGTTCTATTTCTCTTATATTTATTTCTTTATTGCCTTTCAAAGTTTCATATATTCCCCATCTATTCAAACTAATCACCTCTTAAACATCTCTGTTATAAGTTGATATTCTTCTTTATAAATAAACTTCAATGCTCCTGTTTTACCATTTCTTTGTTTAGCTATATTCACTTCTAATATTCCTTTATCCTCACTTTCCACATCATAATATTCATCTCTATAAAGAAACATTATAGTATCAGCATCCTGTTCTATTGCCCCTGATTCCCTAAGGTCTGAAAGCATTGGTCTTTTATCTGATCTTTGTTCTACTGCTCTTGATAGCTGGCTTAATAATATTACTGTCACATCTAACTCTTTAGCTAAGAATTTTAAATGCATTGTTGTATCTGCTACTTCTAGATCTCTTCTTTCTTTTTTAGCCATTTTCATAAGTGTTAAATGGTCCACTATTATTACATCTAATCCATATTTTTGTTTTATTTTTTTACTTCTAGCTTTTATATCCTGTATGGAAAGATTAACTGAACAATCAGTAAACATATTATTTCTTCCAGCTATTTCACCAGTTCTATACCCCAATCTTTTCCATTCATCATCATTTAAGGAACCTCTATTTAACTTTATTGAATCTATATATGCCTTAGCTGCTAATCTTCTCATTCCTAAAGCTTCTGGTGTCATTTCCATTTCAAATAATGCTACTTTGTATTCCTCTGCTGCTAATCCATCTGCTACATTTAATGCAAATACTGTTTTACCCATTGATGGTCTACCAGCTATAATATTTAATTCTCCTCTTTTAAGCCCGTTTATTGCATTGTCTAATAGTTTTAATCCTGTTCTCATTCCTGGTATTTCTCCACCACTTTTATATCTTTCTTGTATTGCTTGAAGTGTACATGTCATAAGTTCATCATCTGTATAAATTAATTTATCATTGGTATTTGTTGTTTCTAAAAGCCTATCCTGTGTTTTATTTACTATATCTTGTATTTCTATTTTTTCATCATAGGTTTTGTCTATAAGATCCTGTGCCGCTTTAATTAATTTTCTTCTATTTGATTTTTCTTTTATTATTTCTGCATAGTTTGTTATATTTGAGCCTGATATCCCACTATCTATTAACTTACTTAAATATGTCACTCCACCTATTTTAGTTAGTGTTTCTTCACCTATTTCATTAGAAATTGTTACTATATCTGCTTTTATATCTCTCATATACAATTTAGTTAGTGCTTTATATATTATTTGATTAGCTGAATTGTAGAAATCCTCTATTTCTAATATGTCTATAACTTCATTTATTGCATCTTCATTAACAAATAAGGTCCCGATTAAATCACATTCTACTTGTAATGAAAATGGTAAGGCTTTATTTTCTGTCATAGAATATCACCACCAAAATCAAACTCTTTATGAGAACATGAATTCTTTTTAGTCTGTTGTTCTTTTTTATCTTCTTTAGGATAGCCTTCTTTCATCCATGTTTGTAATATCCCATTTATATACTGCATACTACATTTGTTAAGAGCTATAGCTTTTTCTATAGCTAACTTAGTGTGTTTATATCCATGTTTCATTATTGAAATTTTTACTGCTGCTAAATTTAAAATTCCTGGCATAGAAGTTACCTCTTCAACATATTGGCATAATTTCATTGCTTCAAAGTGAGAGTCTCTTTCTCTCTCTTTATTTAGTTTAATATCATTATTTAGTAGTCCGCCATTTCGCCTAATAGGCGTTTCGCCAGATAGGCATTTCGCCGAATAGGCATTTTGTCGTTTCGGTTCTTCTTTTGTACAAGTAGTTTCATAACTTTTTATATTTTGAGGTATTTCATATATTGTATAATCATATCCTCCAATTAACTTTCCATTAGAATCTCTCTTAAGTAATCTTTCTATATACCCATTAGTTTCAAGTTCTTTTATTGCTGTTCTTATAGCCTTTTCTCCATCTTTGCAATTTTTTTCTATCTCTGAACTATAAAACTCCCAATTATCTGGCCTACTTAGAAAATAACTCATTAAACCTTTAGCTTTTAAACTTAATCTACCATCATAAACAAAGTACTTATTTAGCATTACATAAGGATTTTCTTTATCCTTAATAACTCTAAAAACTGCCATTATATCACCTTCTTTTGTTTTCTTTTTTATCTATAGATAAAGTAAGACATTACTACAAAACTCCCAAAAATTATTGCTGTTGCTATAAGTAAAATTACATTAGCCCAAAACTTAAATCTATACTCTTTTAAAATGGATTTTTTAGCTACTTCTAAAACCTTTTTATCCTCTCCTATATTTCTCTCTAACATTAAATCTATGTGATACAGAACATCTCTTCTTTTCATTTTTTCCATCCCCCATGTATATTTTTCTACTTTTGTCCATATACTAATGTTGAAATAGCGTGTTTGTACGTTGTATAATGGAGACAAGAGCTTTGCAGAGCTCTTATCCAGCTTTTAAATCAATCAATTTCCAATGGGTGCTTTGCAGAGCACCTATTTGCTTTTATCTTCCATAGTTTCAAATACTACTTCATCACTGTTGCTGTCATATTTCACACTACTTATAAAGTATTCTGGATTCTCAATATCATATATTGAATATCCATTTTCATTTAGTACAGCCAGTTGTGCATTTATACTTTGTATTAAAGTTTTAAAAGAATTATCCACACTCTAACCTCCTTTCTAAAATGGAACTACTAAGTCATAGTGATTTATTTCATCTATAAGGCTTTCCACTTCATTTTTTATGTTCTCTATCTTTCCTTCTTCAGCATATTTTAAAACCCAATTTAAACGATATATCAATGCATCTTTATCGCTTTTATCCATAACTATACCTCCTGGTCTTGTAGGAATGGTGGTAAATCTTCTTCTTTTGTTTCTGGTGTATCTTCTTTTTTACTTAATCCTTTATCTACTAATATTTTGCAAGCTTTTTGTATTACCTGGTCTTTAGCATTTTTCATAAGCCAATCTATATAGTTAGGAGTTTCTTTCATTATCTGGCCTAAAGTTTTGCCTTTATTTTTACCAAAATTTATTTTAATGTTCCCAGCACTATTTTCATCAATATTTTGTACATGCTCTTGTTGTAAAAACTCTTGCATTTCTTCTAGGTCCTGTGTAAATACATCACTTAAACTTGCTACTTGTAATACTGCATCTATAAATGCTCTTTTCTTAGCCATCTTTAAAATAGTATTTACTAAATCAGCTATATGTGGGTTTGGTATTTTATATTTAACTGTTCCATACCTAGTAGTTATTTTTCTACCGTACTAGGATCTATTCCATCTGGTACTGCATCAACATTTATATATCTATATTTCTTTTCCATACTGTTACAATTCCCCACACCTTGGCTTACTGGATTGCCATTTCTATATAGAGTACATTTTATGTTATAAGCAAAGAACCCATCTTTGTAATCCTCTGTTCTTTCTAAAAACTCATATTCAGGATTAAGACCAAACATCATGCAAATCTTTTCTCCACCTGGCTTTAAAAGTGTTGGTTTGCTCCCTGCTCCTGCAACTACTCCAAAATCATGGCCATCTTTTAAATTCTTTTGAATTACTGCTTGAAATGTTGCTATTTTTTGCATAGTACCTTGTATAGTTCCTATATCTACACTATCTATAAGGCTAGTAACTTGATTATTTTTAACTATTTCTAATTGATTTTCCATTATTCTTCCTCCTACTTAATTTCTAAAGTTTCATTAGTTTCTTCTACTGTAAGACCTTCTATATCTAAAATTTCTCCTGTAGTTTTATTTATTATTTGATTGTCTTTAATTTCTAAATCTTCTTTCATCTCACCCCATTTCAACTTAGGTTCTTTTTTAATGTAGGTTTCATCCTTAGCACTTAATAAATGTTCTAGTATCTTTGTATCATCATGATTTAACTTAATCTTAGATTTCCTTATAACAAGTTTTCCACTTAATAAGTTGTAGCTTCTTTGCGTTTTAGTTTCCTTCATCTTCAAATTTTTTGTATAAGCCATAAGTTGTTCTTTATTAAAATCTATTTCATTATTTATTTTTTCTGTTTTTATTCTTAGTTGTTCTTTTATTGCTGCTATTCTATTTTTAGCTATCATTTCAATCCTTGTTTTTTCTTCCTCAAGCTCTTTTATTTCCTGTATCTTTTCATCTGCATGAGTATCATTACCTATTACTGAAACTTGAGCTTTTTCTATTCCTTCATCTAGCATTTCATCAAATGTCAATGGTATTTCATAATCCGAACATCTTATTTCCATTATTTTTCCTCCTTCATTCCGTACCTCTTCACCTCCTTGTAACTAAATCAACTAACTGTTATCGCAGTGGCCATACATTTTATTGTGGTGTGGCTCTTATCTTCGCCTACTCCCGCTCTAATTAGTTCATTTAGTTACAAGGATTTTGGTACTAATTGTAATGTTATTGCATATACATAGACTAGAGAAGTATATGCATTTTTCCTGTAGTAAAATTTTTTAAAAAGGCTTTTCAGCCTTAATTTTTCTTAAGCTTTCTCTCTTTATATACTTTAATAAGTTCCTCAATTTGTTCCGGAGGTAAAGTTTCTATAAGAACTTTGGCTACTGCTTTTCCTACTCTTTCCTCATATGCTTTCATATGTTCTGGAGGTGGGTAATTTATTCTTATATTAAATTTAGGTTCTTTAGCCATCAGTTCTTCCTCCTCTCTTTACTTAGTTATTATTCATCTTATGAGAAATCGTATCTATTTGTTAAAATTATTTATTGTATTTGATATTCTTTAAAAGCTTTAACTGCACAATAATGAATGCTTAACTCTCTAGTATCAATTTTCTCTTCTATTTCAAAACATAGATGTACTTCCTTATAATCCCATATGGCAACATTCGCTATTTCTTTATTCTTATTTAAAAAGCAAAGATTCCAACTTCCATCATCTTCATTTTTATATGCTTCGACTCTGTCAATTAATGTGCCTACATGTAAAACATCAGTTACTACAAAACATCCTGTATCTCCATTTATCTGTTTCTTATTCAGTAATTCATTTATCGCTGATACATTTCCAGCAATTTTTTCTTCATCAAAGCAATCTCTAAAAACAAAAGTCTTTGTATAATCACACCACATTTAAATTACCTCCTCATTAAGTGAATATAAATTTTTAGCAAGTTCTCTTACATCATTTTCATAAAGCTTACAAGCTATTTCATAAAGTTCAGGTATCTTATTCATGACCTTATCAATGTAGTCAACTTTACTTTTTAGCTTTGGTTTATGTTTTTTGTTGTATTTCTCTAGTTTATTTTTTATACTTTCAATGTGATACTTCATTTCAAATTGTTTATATAGTTCATTCCAACGTTCCCTATAATTTGCACCTTTGTATCTAACAACTCTATTTAATATCTGTCTTTTCTCTGCTAGTGATATTTCATCAACTAAACCTACAATTACATCTTCTTTATGTTCTATTTCTGTCTCTTTTAATGCTATAATCTCATTTTGCTTCCTTATAGTTTCTAAGGTGTTCCTGAAAACCATTTTACTTTGATCATCCAAATAAGGTAGGTAAGTATTAATAAATAGGTCTTCGCTTGCAACATAACCACCAGTTTTCCTTATAGTTGGTAACACTTCATCAAAAACCCAAACCTCAAATTTTTCTGCTGATGGTAAATGTGAACCAGTAATTAATCTATAAATGTCACCTTCAGGTATTAAATTTACTTCAACTCCATTAACTTTTAACCCGTTACATTTTGTAACGCATTTACATTTTCTTGATAAAGTCGTTCTCCAGCTACCTTCTGCATAACCTAATGCTTTTAAAACGTCATTCGCTACGGCATAAGGTTTATTGTTTATTTCTGTCATTTTTACCATTCCAAACTCTTGATTTTTAAAAATCTGTAAGTTATTCATTCCCTCATCACCCTTTTGTTCACTAATTTAATTTTCAAAGAAAATGTTTAAACTATTTATTAAGCAGTTCCTGTTGTCGTTTTGACGTCATACTTTGCAAAAAAATTTCTTCTATTGTACTGTTATATTTTTGTGATATTTTATATGCTTCATTAAGAGTGAAATCAGTTTTGCCATTTTCTTTAAAGTTGAATGTAGATACTCTTACGCCTAAAAAATCAGCTAAATCTTTTTGAGTATCTCCATGTTTTGCTCTAAGTGATTTCAATTTACGATTAATCATATATAATCACCTCCTTGTTGTCGTTTTGACTACTTGTATGCTTTTATTATAGTTGTCATTATGTCGTTTGTCAATACTATTTTTACTCTTTTTTTAAAAAAATATTCATTATGACGTTATTTATTTTTAAAACAACAAAATGTGTATAATAATATATAGGAGGTAGTCAATATGAAAACTATTGGTGAAAGAATAAAAGAATTAAGAGAAGAAAAAGGAATAAATCAGCTTGAATTATCTAAAATATTAAATGTTCATAAAGGCAGTGTTTCTAATTGGGAGAACAACAAACGAACTCCTGATGCAGACATGCTTACAAAAATTGCTGATTTTTTTAATTGTTCAGTAGATTACTTATTAGGCAATACAGATATAAAAAATAAATTAAATATGTCAAAATTATTTAGTGGAGCTGGAGGTTTAAAACTAGATTCATTTAAAGAATTAATACAGGAAAATGAATCTAATAACAATACTTTATTTAGCTTTATGCTAGAAGATAAACTAAAAGAGGCTGGATTGTATAATGAAAATATGAGTAATGAAGAAAAAAACAACCTCGCTAATAAAATTCTTGATATTTTGAAAATTATGCAAAAAAAATAGGAGCGAACAACTAATAAGAGTTGTCCTGCTCCTTTTCTTTTTTTAATATATTTATTATTTTTTCTACTGTATCACACATATCAGTATTTCTAATAATAATTGATTCTTTTTTCATGAGTTCACTTATTATTAAATTAAATTCCATTTTCATTCCCCCATTATCTATTTTAATATATCTTATTGTTATAATAATTTTTTTAAACATTTATACAATATAATTTTTAAATATTTTTCACAAAAATTATAAACATTTTATAAATGATTCTGATCTATAAAAATTTCCAACCTATGTATTATAATTTAAAAGTCATTTTATACAACTAAAATTTAATTTTTTTATTCCCATCAAACATATGTTCTGTATTAATAATAAACCTTTTGGTAAATATTTTCAAGCACATGTACAATAAATATTATAAACCTAAAAGTTAGCTCCGCCCGAGCTAGTTTTATATAAAAATTTACATAATTGGACAAACTATAAAATTATACCAATAATATAATAATGCATTTAAATAGCTCTATAAGTAATAATAAAAATAAGTTGCTAATTGAGGAAGGAGAGCTATGAAGCATAAAATAAATGTCGAAGAATATAGAAATAAAAATTTTATAAGTCAGAATAAACTTGCTAAAAAAATTAATATTAGCCAAAGTTATCTTTCTTCTGTAGAAAGAGAAATAAAAAGTCCTACATTGAGAATGTTGTATCGTATTGCAGAAGAATTAGATGTTTGCCCTCGATTGCTAATTAAATGTACAATAGAATGTAGTGAATGTAAAAAACAATACAAATGTATTTGTGAGGGGGAAGACTAATGAAGGCAGGAATTTACAGCAGAAAATCAATGTTCACAGGTAAAGGTGACTCTGTAGAAAATCAAGTCCAAATGTGTAAAGATTATGGAAACAGATTAAATGTAGATGAATATTTAATATATGAGGATGAAGGGTATTCAGGAGGTAATATTAATAGGCCTAAATTTCAAGAGTTATTACAAGATGTTAAAAAGAAAAAGTTTGACGTGCTTATATGTTATAGATTAGACCGTATAAGTAGAAATGTAGCAGACTTCTCTTCTACTCTTGAACTACTTCAAGACAATAATATAAGTTTTGTAAGCATAAAAGAACAGTTTGATACTTCTACACCGATGGGTAAAGCTATGGTTTATATAGCTTCTGTTTTTGCACAGTTAGAACGTGAAACCATTGCTGAACGTGTAAGAGATAATATGTTAGAACTCGCTAAATCTGGAAGATGGTTAGGTGGTCAAACTCCTTTAGGATTTGAATCTGAAAAAATATCTTATTTTGATGCAGAAATGAAAGAAAGAACTATGTATAAACTTTCTCCTGAACCTAAAGAACTAGAATTAGTTAAATTAATTTATAATAAATACTTAGAAACTGGATCTATACACCTAACATTAAAATATTTATTATCTAATAATATAAAAGGTAAAAATGGTGGAGAATTTGCATCCATGTCTATAAATGATATATTAAGGAATCCTGTATATGCTAAATCTAATGAAATGGTACTTAATTATCTTGAAGATAAAGGCATGAATATATGTGGTACCGCTAATGGAAATGGTATCTTAATATATAACAAAAGAAACTCTAAGTATAAGAAAAAAAGTGTAAATGAGTGGATAGCTGCAGTTAGTAAACACAAAGGAATTATACCTGCTAATACATGGCTAGAAGTTCAAAAAACTCTAGATAAAAATTCTAAAAAAGATACTCCAAGACAAGGAACATCTAAAAAGGCATTATTATCTGGAGTTTTAAAATGCAGTAGATGCGGTGCTCCTATGCGAGTTACTTATGGCAGGAAAAGAAAAGATGGCACTTCCATATATTATTATACATGTACTATGAAAGCTCATAGTGGCAAAACTAGGTGTGATAATCCTAATGTACGCGGGGACTATTTAGAAAAAAACATTATTACAGAATTAAAAAACTTAAATTCTGATGTAGTCATTAAAGGGCTTGAAGAACATAAAAAACAACTAGCTGCAACAACAGAAAATTCAATTATAAAAAATATTTCTAAAGAAATAGAAGAAAAAAAGAAAGAAATGGATTCTTTGATTAATAAACTTTCTAAAATAGAAAGTGATATAGCATCTGAATTTGTATTATCTAAAGTAGATTCTTTAGGAAAAGAAATTAAAGAATTGGAAGTTAATTTATTAAAAAGAACCGATAAGAAAAAAGAAAACTGTGATATTGAACTTAATATTGAAATAGTGTTGCAAGCAATAAAAGAATTTAATGATTTTTTCAATAGTGTTGAGAGTTTTAAAGATGATGAATTAACTATACAAAGGAAAAGATATCTTCTTGAAAGAGCTGTAGATGAAATTAGAATAGATGGAGAAACTAATAGAATAGATATTGATTTATGGAGGGCTAAAAAAAAATAGCCTCCTCTATGGAATATGGTTCCAAAATGTTGCAATTACATAAAGCATGTACATGCATGATTGATATAATTGCGACAATTCCTCCAAATATTAACTTTACCTTAGATAAATTATACACTATATCTGAAAATGATACTATAGGAGAACGTATAAGAAAATTAAGGAAACTGAAAGATATGACTACTAAAGAGCTAGGAGAAAAAATAGGAATAACATCTGCTGGAATAATTAACTATGAAAATAACAACGCATATCCCTCAGCTCCAATAATATTGAAATTGTACACATTACTAAGTAAAAATATAGCTTGCGATGATTATAGTAATTTTATAATATCTAAGTATTGGGAAAAATTAAAAGAGTGGAGAATAAATAATAAACTAACTCAAAAAGATGCTGCTACATTTTTACAAGTTGCTGAACGTACATACTATTCTTGGGAAAAGTGTAATTCTTATATAACTAGACATACATTTAATAAAATAAAAAATAAATTAATTCAATTAACAACTAAGGAGCCTTAATTGGCTCCTGTTTATAATTTTAAAACTATCACATATATAATTATTAATAAACTATCCGCTATACATCCCCATTTCATAGAGTTTTTATTACTATTATCTTTTTTATTGAAAAGTTTATTGCCAGTAAATCCTATCATACAAGACATTATTATATATTTAACCATATATCCTCCTAATTTAATGGTTTAGGTAATTTAGTTATAAATTTAGCATAACCTTTTTCATATTTTATTAGATTCAAGCTATGAAATTGTTTTAAGTTTAAAAGATCCTCAAGTTCATAAGGATTCATTTCTTCCCTAAGTTCTTCAAAATTCTTTTTATCCGCTCCTTGTAACAACATATAAGAAGCTCCACTGGCTTTAATTTCATTCTTGAGTTGTGGAATAAGTTGATTCATATAGTGAGCTGATATAATGATCTTAGTTCCAAATTTTCTTAATTGAGATAATACTGAACAAATAACATTTTCTGCAGTAGGTGCCTGATATAATTCATCATAAAACACATTACATCTAGAAGGTTTTTCATGAAGTGCTCCTCTTAACTTTGTAGCCAATACTATTTTAGAAGTAAAAAAAGTAACAAGTACGTTTTTGACCATTTGATTATTAAATGAATCCTCTGGCATCTTAATAAGAATTACCTTGCCTTGATCCATAGCTTCAACAAAATCTATATTATTGCTACAACTCATATTAAACATATATTTAAGGTATATATTTTCTTGAATAAGATTTACTCTATCTAAAATTCCATCTATCTTACTTTCTTTTGTCCCTACTATTTCTCTGCTTATTACTTCTTTTGTCTTTTTATCTTTTTCTTCTTTAATATCATCCAATTCCTTTAATGTAGTTATCATATCAGAAAAGTAATTTTCACCATCTTCACTCAATTTATTTATATGGTTGATATAATAATCTCTTTTTTTAAAGTCCTGTAGACACTTTATAACATCACCTATAGAAGTATCATCATGAATATAGACAAGATTGGCTGCTGCGCTTAAATACCTTCGCATTTTACTTGTTAAAGGTAATCCATCAGTATTTATAGCATCTATAAAAGACATTGTCTGCTCTGCTTTCATATTAGCCATTTTAAACATTGTAAATTCATCTTCACCTTCTGATTTAACTTCATTAAACCCTAGCCCTTGAAAACATTCTTTCTTAGATAAATCCAATTCTATTACATCTTCTTTTCTTACACTTCTTTTTACTGTATTAGCTAATTCACAGTTTTTAATATAATCTAAAATTATTACAGATTCTCTTTTATCATTTGCATTTTTACACATATTTGCAATAAAAGTTGTTTTCCCTCCACCCTGTGGACTTAATAAAAGCAATGCTAAATTACCAAAATTATATTCATCTCTCATGTATGCTTTGTATTCTTTACCTTTATAATTTGAAGGTCCTAAATAAACATATCCCTTTTGTAATTCTTCAGGAATAGGATTTTCAAGTACATCTACCTTTGTATTAATCTTAAATCTTTGTAGTAACTCTCTTCCTGGAATCTGCATAAAATTATTACATTCTAAAGTACTCATTCTATTAATATCAACCTTTTTAAACTTATAATCATAAGGATCTATCTTTGATTTGCTATTTACTTTTTTATATTGTAGCGAGTTATCTTGACCTAAATTTTTATAAGATTCTAACACTGCAAAAGCATTGTTTTGTTGCCTTAATTTATCTTTACTTATACTAGAAACTAATAATTGTGTATCTAGCACTACAGCATTTTCTTTTCTTCTTGTTATAGTTGAAAGATTAGTTAATTTATCTATAGATGTAATCGCAATTTCCGAATGTGTTCTAGGTGTCCCATCTCCAACAAAGTCATTGAACACATCAAAAACTAAATCTATGAATTTTATTGCTCCTATACCTATATATTTAAGAATTACAAAGAAGTCTAATTTTTCTTTATCTATTGGAAAACCCGCTTGTATTTTCTTCATAGTTTCCTTATAGTTGCCCTTCCACTTGCTTTGATTAACAGGAATAAAATTATACAAAATATCTATTTTATCTTCTTCTTCTATTATATCTATTACATTTAATATGTTATTTAAAGGGTCATTAGTTTTTTTGTTAACCTTTAAACTTAAAGCATCTTCTTTATCATAATATAATTGGTATTTTAAAGATTTATTAAATTCTTTTTCATCCATTGGTATAGTATCAACTTCTTTTACAGTTATTCTTTTCCATGTTTCTGTGCACTTTTCTATAAATAAGTTTTTATATAATTTAGGTACTACCATATAAAAAGTACAATCTTCTTTAGTAATGCTAATTTGAAATAAAACCTTTGCAGGCAATTTATATACAACTTTAAAACCTTTATTTTTCACTTCTTTCATTATTCTCTGATATGGTATCCTATACATATTCGCTATTGTTTTAGCAATAAGTTCAGTATCATAATTACGATTACTTGTATCTGGTGTAATATGCAATACTGAATATTTGGGTTTTACTATTTCAAACCAATCACTCATTTTATAAGTTTTTTCCTTTTTAAAAAAATCAAACATAGTTTTCTCCTTATAAAGAACTATTAAACATCATTATTATAATGTAAGTTATAATACTTCCTTTTGCCCATAATTTTCCCTTCTTCCAACCTATAATGTAAGCTATAATACTAAAAAGACATATAAACATACATATCCAAAAGCTATTTTTAACAACACTCACCCAAACAACCGCTGAAAATTCCTTAGGGTGTTTTGTGTAATATATAAAATTAGATATAGATTCAAAGAAAGCTTTAGTATTGGCATTAAATTCATTTATGCTTTTAACAATTTCAAAATTAGATATATCCAAATGACTATTTATATTACCTTGTAAAAATTCTTGTACGCTCATTTGTTACCTCCTACATAAAAATACTTCTAATTAATTGGAACCCTTCTGGTATTAAATAGTTCATTATACATATTAAAAATCCTGTTCCTACTTTCTTCCATGTTCCTTCGCCCTTAACTGCCAATTCCAATAGTGCTTTAAAAGCGTAAATCATAGAAGCCCAGAATATAACAGATTGAGCTATTCCCACTAACCTCCAACCACCTTGATCTAATTTCGCTATTCCAGTTTTAGGTACTGCCATAACTTTTTCTGCATACATCAACCCTCCTAATGTAAAAGCTAATGCATTGTATAATTTATCTCCTTCTTTTAAATAAATACCTTCATCATTAAGTTTTTTTACCATTGTACAACTTAATTTCTCTATTTTAGTTTCATTAGTTTTTTTTATAACTTTTAAGCCTTCTTCAAATGTATAAACTTTCTTTTTATTTAAAAACATATAAACCTCCTGAATAATATTAATTAAATTGGTAAAAATAAAGATATAATTTATGAAGGGATTTGATATTAATGGAATTTTTATTTTTTTGTTCTTCTACTTATGTTGTTCTAGAATTGCTTAAAACTATATGCTGTAAATAAATATTAATATATTGTAAATAATCTAGATTTTAATTAAAATTAGTAAACTTTTTAAAAATTATTGCATACACTGCTAATGTGTAGCGAGTGTTAAAGAGTGATAGCTCATTAACCGAGCGAAATATTAAGCAGTGAATATGGGATAAGTCTAGCCTTCTGACAGGCTTTATTTTTATCTCTTTTTAAAGCTTAGAGCTGTACTTTTACAGCCATGCAACCTCTCCTCTCGTCATCATTTTAACTTTTAATCTTCTGTTAAGTTTTCTCATGTAACTTAAGCTATTCCGTTCTAATTCTTTTAAAGATACATCGAAAAATCGATAATATCGGTTGTTATAAAAAAGTTCTACTTTATACCACTCGCTTTGCTTATAATTAACCATATGTTGTTACAATAGCATTTTTTTAATCTCATTTCCAAATTCATTATTTAATCCTCCTCATATAAAATTTTTATTGGTAATGTGCCTTTAAGAATATCCTTAACCACTGCTCCTGGATTAGTAAATTCTAATAGTTTGCCATATAATTTTAATTCTTTTATGTCAGATTTTTTAAATTCTAATACTACTCTTAACCTATCTGCCATCATTGTCGCCCCCTGTATTATTTCTCGTCATCTTAATACATAGTATTCATATTTTCTGAATTTGATACCATCTATTTTAATTTTTTTCTGAAAACATGAATTTAAAGCATAAAAAAATATGGCACTATTCTAAATACCATATTTCATCTGTCTTTTTATTTAATTTTTTAGCTATGATAAAAGCTAATTCTAGTTTTGGATTGCAAACTCCGCTTTCCCACTGGCAATAAGTCGTATTTGCTATTTTAAGCATTTTCGCAAATTCTTTTTGCCCCAACATGTACTCGGTCATTCTTATTTCTTTTAATCTATTTTTAAGTGCCACACTATCACCTCAACATCAAAATGTACACTAATTATTATATTGTATATTCTATTTCAATTTACTAATTCCCTTTATATGTTTAAAATTTATATTAATGTAAATAATTAAGATGGTGATAATATGAAAAGTAAAATAAGAATAGACTTATGTATAACAATAACTTTTATAATGATGGTATGTATATGTATACCTCTATTGTTCAAAAAATAAAAAAGGTAACTCCAATTAAGGAATTGTTTTTGATTGAAATATCTATATCTTGGATATAATAAAAATGCCGAAAACTATACCAATCTATATATAAAAATCCACAAAAAAGAACCCTATTTATTGGGGTTCTTTTTTTGGGAGATATACGTTTAGCTTATCGCAAACTATTATATTTAATTAATATTCTACATATGTTAAAAAATTCCTTTAAAATTAAAAAATGATAGCTATAGCATAAGCTATTATTTATCTATATGTAACTATTTTAATAATAACTACCTACTGGAACATTTTTTACTAAATCAACTTTCAAATTTATGTGTTTCTGTACTAAATTTTTATACAACTATTATAATAAATGAATATCAATAATACACATGTTATTTTTTAACACGAAAGTTTTTCTCCTTTATACTAGCATTATATACATTCTAAATTAATATATTTAGAATATAGGTCTTAAAACTAAAGTTACTTAAAATTTAAATATAAAAGGAGGAAAATTAATGAATTTAAAATTTAAAAGTGTGTTTTCTATTTTTATTACTATAATGATTGTATTCTTATTAAATTCAATAGCATATGCAGAAGATACCAACGGAGTTTCTTCATATACTCCTATTAGAGGAAAAGTTTTAAAAGTTATAAAAGAATATGATGAAATTCAAGGTCAAGGCAAAGAATCTGAAAAACTTAAAGTGCAAAATTTACAAATTGAAATATTAGAAGGAAAATATAGAGGTAAGAAAGTATTTATAGATAACCACATATCTACTTCCAAACAAAATGGTACATGCTATGCAAATAACGATGAAGTCCTTTTAATCGTGGAACCTGGAGAAAAGGGTGAAATATCATCTGTAAGTATTTATCAATTCGCAAGGGACAAGTATTTAAAATATTTTTTAATAAGTTTTTGTATAATAATGGTTTTAATTGGAAGATGGAAAGGAATAAAATCTTTATTAACCTTAGCTATTACTGTATTTTTTATTGTGAATGTATTCTTAAAATATATTTTAAAGGGATATAATCCATTCATGATTTCTATTTTTGTATGTATATGCATTACTACTGTCACTTTCGTAATAGTAAGTGGCATAAACAGAAAAACCATATCTGTTATATTAGGAACTACTGGTGGGGTCATGATCGCAGAACTAATAGCTGTCTTTGTAGGTAATTTATGCAAAATAAATGCCATAAGTTCTGAAGAAGCCCAGGTACTTTTATATTCTAATCTAAATAATCCATTAAATTTTAAAAATATTTTTTTTGCTACAGTACTTATAGGTGCTTTAGGTGCTGTAATGGATGTAAGTATGTCCATATCTTCTTCTATGAGCGAAATAAGAGAAGCTAATGGAAATATAAGTACTGCAAAATTAATGAAATCAGGCATGAATATAGGAAGAGATATAATGGGCACAATGTCTAATACTTTAGTACTTGCCTATGCCAGTGGTGCAACTTTTCTTATTTTAAGTTGTATGGCCAATGGAGTTACTTTATTAGATATGATAAACCAAGATATGATAACATGCGAAATAATAAAAACCTTATCTGGTAGTATAGGCTTAATATTCACTATACCCTTTACTGTTATTATAAGTGGTATATTAGATAGATAAAAATCAAAAACTTACTTGAATTACATATTAAATTGTGTGCATAATTTAATATGTATTGGTTAATCTTGTTATAAAAATATGTTATACATAAGGTAAAAGGGCTGCACCCATTTTTGAGCACAGCCTCTTATTTTAAGTTTTATTTATCAAAATATGTAATATATTTTCATGAACTTAAGCAGAAATTTCTCCATTAATTTATTAATTGTAGAATCATTTCCTTTTTAAGCTTATACAAATTTAATTATCTATATAATTACTCCTAAATTTAACAAGAAACCCCATCTACCTCATCATTATTTTTTTCAATAGTAATTATAAGTTTATGGGGAAGGCAAGCTGCTGTTTCCCCAGGTTTTCTCAATACTCCTGATTTTATACAAATCTTATTACGACAATTTGCTTCTATAAATCTAATAGATCCCTTATCTACTTCTATAATATTATACCCTCTATAGCTACCTTCACTATAGTTAATTCTGAATTGTCTTTTTTCTTTTACTTTAGATAAATCAATTTTTTCTATAATTTTACCATCCTGCTTTATTACAGCTACAGCCTTTTCAGATTTTGAAAAGAATTTAAAGAAAATTACACTTACTATACTTAAAACCAATAATGTAGTAACTATATACATTACTATTTTATCACCTTTTTTCATTAGCCCCCTCCTATTAAACTATAAATATAATCAATATATTACATCAATCCATATAAAAAATCCATACAAAAAAGAACCCTATTTATTAGGGTTCTTTTCTTAAGCAAGGAGGTTGTCTAAATTATTGGTAAGCCGTTATATTTAATATTCTATAAATATTAAAAAATTCCTTCAAATAATGAAAGAAGATGGTAGCTCCAATTAAGGAACTACCACCTTAAAATCTATTTTAAATTCCTAAATAAAGCTTTCCATGTTTCTCTTCCTACAATACCATCTGCTGATAGATTATAGTCTACTTGGAATGCTTTTATACTTTAGTTATTATACATTAATTTCCTTATAATGTTAATATCTTTTCCTGCCAGTTTAGGTTGTCTAATTTTGGGATATAATTCTTTTAAACGTTCATGAATTTGTTCGTAACTTTTACCATCCTCCATCATATAAGCAACTCTACCTTCTATTTTTCTTATATCCTCAATATCTTCCATACACAAATAATTTCTAACAGTATCAGAATTTTTTAATTGCACTCCTAAAAAGGCTTCTATTTGTTTAGCAGTCATACCAAATATTATTTTGTAAATGTAGTTAGTTTCTTTGGCGTAAGCGTTTGTCCAAGAATTACTCGGATCATGTTCTAAATCTCCTCTATCTATAAAATATTTAATAGTGTCAGTAGTGCGTTTTCTTTCTTTCTTTCCTAACAATCGTAACATATACTGTTCTGTATCTTCACTATTTAATACTAATTCTTTCATTCTAAAATAATCTCTTATTACCCTTTTATAAATTATTTTAGAACGGGTATCCTTCATTAAATTAATTAATAATGAATACCCTTGCTCAGATAATATATATAAGTTTTTGGCCCTGTTTACAGAATTTTGTGTATATACTTTATTTTTCACTAAATTTCTGATTATTTTTTTGTGGTCGTTTGAAACGTCCTCGGATTTTAAATCTATAATATCTATGCCGAATTCAAAATAAGTATCTCCACTTTCAAGAATTATATTATTATTTATTAATTCATTAATTCTTTTTATCTTTGTTTTTATCTCCTCTTTATTATTAGTATTATCAACATGCAATGAGGCTATTTGCGGAACTGTAAGTATTTTTTGGCCCCGTCCAAACCCACCATATAACTCCTTTATTTTGATATTAACATCAGCTATTGAAACTTCATTTCCTGTGTATGTTATATCCCATTTCAATTGTTTTCCTTGCATAGCATTTTACCTCCATAAATTCAAAGTAATTGTATTATAACTTATTTATGGAATATATTAAATATATTTTACAATATCCTATATAAATTTAATATTTATGATGAATATAGATTTTAGGATATTAAGTATATTTAAAATTAAGGAAATACCTTCTTTTTACTTACTTTAGATTTCTAAATAAGGCTTTCCATGTTTCTTTTCCCACAATTCCATCTGCTGATAGATTACAATCTTTCTGTAGTGCTTTTATTGCTGTTACTGTACCATTACCGAATACACCATCAGCACCGTAGCTACCTACTGGATAACCTATGTTAATGAGCATTTGTTGTATTATTTTGGTTATCCCACCTTTAGCACCTTGTCTACAAACAGGACTTGCATTTAATGTTGCATCTCCTGCTATACCATCTACTGCAACATTCCCAAAACCTTGTTTATTTATTTCTTGCTGCAATTGGCTAATTAAATTATGTTTTTTACCATAAATGTTATTATTGGGAGTAGGCTTATTATAAGTTACATTACTATTATAACTTTGTCCATTAATTGCTTTAAGCATATCTTGTAAAGGGAAGTTTTTACCTGGGCATGCAGTATTATAATATTTTTTATGACCCCCAACTTCTGTTATACTATGTTGCTTTTTTAGATATTGTATAAGTTCAACCCCTGCATTAAATTGCCCCTGCGGCATAGAAGTATCTCTTTCATAATTCCCTTCAAAACACACTCCAATACTAGAGTTGTTTTGACCATAACAATTTGCACTTGCACAGTTTAAGGGTCTACCCTCCCATACACTACCATCTTTTCTAATATAATAATTATAACCTATCATGCTATAACCCATATTTCGCATAAGATTATTTAAATTTTCTACAGCCCCATAAAATTCTGGGTGATGGATTATTATTTTATTAGGATTATTATATCCTGTTAACGCTCCATGTGGTAAGTTTACTTTATTAATTTTCATATTAAATGCCTCCTAAAATTTAATTAAAAAAGAACAGGTTTATTCCTGCTCTTTACTTTCCTTTACTGCTTGTCTAGCTGAACTTTGTCCAAAATAAAACCCTATTATTAATGTAAATACACTCAAAAATTCTGTACTTGATAAGTTTCCTTTTGTACTTAAAATACAAAATACTATAGTAGTTAATAATGCTATAATCTTTTTTATCTGTAAAAATTGTTTTAGAAACTCCATACAATCACTCCTTCTATTTAAATAAATTGTGCTGAATTGCATAAAAAAAGAAGCTTACCAAAGCTCCTACCGATAATCCTACATACCACTTCATAATACCTATAAGTTGTTTTAATTGGTCACAAAGATTTTCAATCTTAGTATCTGTCCTAGATTGGTTTTGTTCTATTTTATCAATTCTTTTTCCATGATCGTTAAGTCTAATATCATGTACATTTATTTTTTCTTCTATCCTTTTATGTTTTTCTTCGCAAATTTTTAATTCCACATTGCACCTCCAGTAATTAAAAATAAAAACTCCTAACCTTTATTTGTTAAGAGCTTTTATTTTTGCTATACTATTTTATTATGTTTCTTAATTTATTTTGCTGCCGCAACTTCACTTAAAGCTTCTGCATTAACTTTCAGTATTTCATCTATTGAAGTATTTTTTTGTAGCACAGTATTATTCTTTTTAAAATCATAGAAACTTTCAATAATATTTTCTAATTCCAATGGAAATATTTTTCTACCATTGTTTAATAAAAAGTGTTTTAGCCTACTATCTTTCTCTATTATATATAACGCATCTAATTTAACAAAACTTGGTTTTAAAAAAGGTGGATTATATTTATTTATTCTTTTATTAGATTTAAATCCTAATTTATGTTCTTTATTTTTGGAACTTGAAACATTCAAAACTTTAATTTTCTTTTCAGAAACTTCAATTACTAAAAATGGTCTTTTTTTAGTAATCCTCTCCCCGTCTGCATAATCCATTTCTAATAATAAACCTTGGCCGCACTTTATCATCTAATATATTACCAAACCTTGTTTATCATCCATATATAAGGAGTACGCATTTTCATCAGCAGGGAACTTAGAAAGAACATCCATTATATTATCATTTAAATCTATTTCATTAGGATTAAAAAAGTATTTAACATTGTTAATTTCAATAAATTTTTCCGTTTCACTGTCATAATTTTTATTTTCATAATAAGCGGATAAAATACTTTTAATTAATTCTAAATCTTCTTGATAATTAGTCAATATATCCTCTACAGGAATTTTGCTTTCTTCTTTCATATACCAATTATCATTTTTAGATTTATTATAGTAATCATTCCAACAAGCATGTTCATGTGTTAATTGTGAAAGTTCATCTGCATCAACATTTCCAAATATTTCACTTCCAATTTTTAATATTTCTTTTTCTTCTTCAGTAAAACTTTCTTTAAATAATTTAGCATCTTTTTTAAGTTGAGAATAGTTGCAATAATACTCTTTTCTTACACTCTCTATTACTACTCCATTCTTAAATGCATATAAATCATCATTAAATAATGGCTTATCATTTTTAACTAAGCTAATTAGTTGAGAAAAATATAATAATTTATTCAACTTCATATTTCCTTCAAAAGAATTAGAAAAGCCATCATTATTGTTAATAAACCATTTTGCAATTTCTATGGCTTTACTCATAATAAGTCCCCCTATCTCTCAATTAATTAACTTAATTGTATCACATTATGTGACATTTTTGTAAAGTAATTTTACCTTTATAAATTTATTTTGTTATGTCGTCTTATTTATCTATTGCGTCTTAATTATATTTTCTTTCTCTTCTATAGTTATCCATTTTGCTTGTACAAAAATATCTAAATCTTCTTCCACATATAATCCCATTAAAAAATATTCTTTAATATAACTAAGCATTTGCATTACCTCCTAATTGTGCTATTTTTAATAATAAATCTGCATTTAATTCTTTCTGTTTATTTAATTCTATTTGTATCTCTGCATTATCTTTAAGCAATTTTGCATTTAAGGATTGTTGTTTCTGTTGTTCTAATTCTTCATCAGATTTTAGAACATCTTCATATTCATAGAATATTTGTTTATCTGCAGGATTCCAATACATTATAGCTTGTTTATTTTCTATATACTTTGGTTCTGGTATATTTTCTATAAGAATTCCTTCTTGTTCTAATTCTTCTTTTGTCTTGTGTAGACCATAAACATTGTCAAAAGGCATATAATGCATAAATTTTGCCTTAATTTTATTTTCTTCAATCTTTTTTAGTTCACCTAAAAATATCATAATTTCTACCTCCTATATTAATTGATATACTATTATACTAAAACTTTATAAGCTAGCGTGGTTTTATTAATAACATTGTTATTATAAAAATATATACAACCATCTTTATCTGATCCTAAAAAATGATCATCTGTACAGTTATAAGAACAGATAATATTACCATTTTTATTTATTTTATGAAGTATACTACCTGTATAAATATATAAATATTTTCTTAAAAAATCTAATTCAATATATTTACAGTTTGAACCAATCTGTTCTGTTTTATTTGTTTTAATATTATATCTCCATATTTTTTTATTAGAATCATAACAATATACATATTCACCCAACATTACACTATTTGATTCATAAGGTAATGATTTTTTTTCTAATTTAGTTATATCACCATTTACATTAATTTTATAATAACTACCACTTGAATAATTAGAACTGATATAAAAATCAGTTCCATCTGAAAATATATTTGAAAAGTCATATTTAGTGTTCCATCCAAATAAACATTTACTCCATATAACATTTGCATAACTTAAACTAAATAAAAAAACTTCTCCACTATATTCATTATATCCACAACAAATTCCATCATTATTTATTGCAACTCCACCATAACCATAATAACTATAAGCTCCCTGGCCTCCAAAGTCATAAGCCGATATTCGTTCAATATCACAAGTTTCTGCATATACTCTATAATAATATTCTCCGCTATGTTTTAATCCTTTATTAAAAATATAAAAAGAATTATTATGGAAAAAGATTTTATAAATATCATCAAAATAAGTATAATAACCTGAGCTAAAACCGTTATGATCTATTTTCTTCGATAATATTAAATTCCCATCTAAACTATATTTCTTTATAGAATCCTTCCAATTAATTACATATATATAATCTTTTATAAAAAATAGCATACCAGAATCCATATTTTTAGAAAAAATATTTTTTATTGAGAATTCTACATTCTCAATATTTATCAAATCATTTTGTGTATACCCTGTTTTTATATTTTTAATTTTATTTGATAAAGTATCATATGAATCGCTACCACTTGCTGGTATACCTTTGCCAGTAATAGCAGTAGCTACTTTAGTTTTTCCATTACTGGCAGATATAAAAAGCTCATTTATGGAACTTTTTATATCCTTAGCATTTGTTTTTAGTTTTTCTGTTCCAATTTCTGTCGCAATATCATCCAATTGCGAAGTTGTAGATTGCTCTAACTTATCTATATTATCCTGTATTGTATCTATAGAATCTTTATTTTTATTAATTAAATTTAATAGATTACCCGCTGCATCTCCGCTTAGTATTTCTTTAATTCCATCAAACCATATCTTAAAATCTGTTTCTAAATTTTTTCTTATGTTTTGTAATTCTTCTTCTGTTTTCCCTGTTATATTTTTATACCATTCTAAATACTGATTAAATATTGTTGTTGTATCAACCTGATCTACTATACCATGTACTATTCCACACACTTCTTTATTAAGTCTTAAGTCTGTTATATCAACTTGCGTTACACTTATAGATCCAGCATTAACTTTTATATCTGCTAATCCTAATTCATACATATCAGCATCTCTGGTCAATTGCGGTGCTTTAGGTTCACTAGCAAACTCCCCTTTTTTTATTTTTGCTCTTATTTCTCTTTCAACAACATCATATCGTAATACTATCTTATCTATTCTATGCAATACACCATCTGCAACATCTATAGGTAAAATTAAATCATCTGTGTTTTCATACTTATAGCCATTAATCCAAGCCTTGCCTGGCTTAACTATTACCTGCATTTTATCCGTTCCTATTACCTGTAAATTTGTAGATGGGTTAGGAAACACACCATTTCCAATAAAACTAGCAAAATACTCTGCATAATTTTCTGCCTTATATACCCTATCCCATGTATCACCTACTTTCATAGCATTAAAAAAACCTGATTTCTCCATTATCTCACTTCCTTTTTAGATATTCTTTTTATGCTGTCTATAATAGTAGGAATATTATTTCCAAAAATGCATTCTAAGTTAAATCCTCCTACCTCATAAATTTCTTTAACTTCTGTTACTCTTGTATTTAAAGTAACGCCCCATTTTCTATCTATTACAGTTACTATATCTCCTAAATCCCAATCTTGCATATAATTAAAGGAACCGAAAGAAATTACACTGGATTCAAATGTTTCTGTTATATTAAAATCATCAAGCTTATGTTCTCCCATAGTTTTCAGTTCAGTAATATCATCAGCCTGACTACAATCTATAAAAGTTTCTTTCCTTGCCCAACCTTTAGCATTGCCTGCTTGTTGTATTAATCTTTTTTCATCTTCACCTTTTCCTCCAACATAAGCTACATTTTTATAATTAAGTAAGATCTTCACAAAATGCTTATTCTTTATATTATCAAAGTCAACCGAAAATATAACTGGTGGCAGTTGCTCTTGATCTGCAGTAAGGTTTCTTCCTTCTATTACATCAAATACAAATTTATTATTGTCAGTATCTAATGTAATATCCCAACCTAAATTACTATATTCAGCTATTTCAGTAATCTTATCAGCTAAGTTTTCATATCTAGCACGCCATGCATCTTGTTTTCCTCTTTGTTTGTCTTCAGCGATAATTAAATTAGGAATAATTCTATCTCTATCTACTGGATTGACAGCATTATTATCTACAAATTTTTTTATTATAGTTTCTTGTGTTCCTGTTGCATTGTCGTATCCTTGTCCTATAGGTGGTACTGTTGTTCTATCTTTAATTTTCCCCTTTAAAGTAGCTCCTTTAATAACTAACTGCTCTTTACCATCTTCACTTGTAGATTTATCAATAAACTCTATAATTCCTACTTTATTAAAATAAGCTCCTAAAAGGATTAGGTTATCCTCCTGGAGCTTATCCACATTATTTTTTTCTAAATTTATGTGAAGTTCAAATTCTCCTACTCGGCTAAATCTTCTTATAAATACAAGAGATTCATAGTCATCTACTTCACCTAGTAAGTTAAAATCTTTATCTATAATTCTAATTGGTACCTTATTCATAAACTACACTCCTATATAAAGTGGCTTATAGTATAAAGCCATTTCTAAGTTATCCAATCCTTTTTCTGCATCATACCTTAATAAATTATCTCCAACTTTTAACTGTAAAAATTCACTTGCTAAATCTATATAATTAAATACATTTATTTTAATTCCATTACTTTTTATCATTTCTACTCTTTTATTACCAAAAGATGTATTTATAACTAGCTTATCTCCAGCTTGCAATGTCCTTTTAACTTTAATATATTTTCTGGTATATACATCAAATAAAGAAGGATTAACTACAGTGGCTAATGCTCTAAATTCAATCCTCATTCCACATTCTACATCCCCTTTATTCTTAGCATTAACTATTAAATTACTTATTCTATGTCCCATAATGATACCTTCTGGTGGAATAATTAAAGGAAAATGGAAATCCCCTATCCATAATGCTATTTCTTCTTTTTCTTCTATTAAATCCATCCATAAGGGATTAGGACAATAAAACTGTATTAGAAACTCTTGCATATCATCTATTTGTTCTCTAAATGTTGGAGAACTATCTACAATACAATTTATAACATGCTCACTAGCATTATTGATATAAGTAAGAGTACCATTTATCTTAGGATTAAATATACTACAAAGCTTTTGCCTCTTTCTATACATATCTTCTACAGTATCTCCTACTATAGCTCCCTCTATTGGTAAAATTCTCTCATCTAAAAAAGTTCCATGATGTGTCTTACCATCCTGTCCAGGAGATTTACTTGTCAATATTGTTGTCTTAAGGCTTCCTAGCTCAATTTTAGTTAAAATAAAAGGAGCAGAGTTACCTAATTCTATACTCTGTCCCCTTTCATTTTTAAATATAATTTTTTGCAACTTCTACTCCTCCTTAGGATGTACTAAAATTTAAATTCCTTATCATTACTTCATTTTTTCTCATTACTTCACTTGGGGACAATGCTCTAGGACTATTAAACGTAAAATTGTTGTGATTTACTATACTTTTTCTATTATCATTAGAGATTGAACTTCTAGTATTAAATTGCGGCACAGAATTTACAATGGCTCTTTGACTAGCCATTGAATTTAAAGCTGAATTTCTAGCAACCTCAAAACTTTCCTGTATACTAGCTATCATATCCTTAAGTTCCTCTATTTTAGGCTTAAAGCCCTCTACAAGTTTTTCTCCAAGACTTTGTCCTGCTTGCTCATAAGCTCCCTCATAAGAATGTAGCAACTTGATAATATCCTTTTGATTATTATCCATTATCATTTGTTCAGCTTGAGCGTGAAGAGCTGCATTTTTAGTCATCTCCTCATAAGTTTCTCTATGTTTTTTCAGTTGTTTTTCTAAGCTATCTTTCTGACTTTCATATATAGAATTAATATTTTTTAATTCATTTTCTTTTTCTTTCTGTAGCTGCTCTTTTTGTTCTTCTAGTTGTTCTTTATGAATCCTTTTTTCTCTCTCTTTAAGAAGATTATTAAGTTCTTTTTGGATTTCTGCCTTGTTGAATTCGTTATGCTCATATCTTAAGGAGGCTTCAAGCTGATTTATCTTTTTTAGTTCTTCTGCATCCCTATCAGCTTTATCTTCTTCTATTAACTGTTTGTCTATAGCTTCAATTTTAGCATCATAAACAGAATTTATTCTATCTATAGATTCATCTTTCCATCTATCTAAATTTTTAAGCTCATTATTTATGTGATCTTCTTGTGCCTTTAGTTCATCTTCGTATCGTTGCTTTAATGCTGACTTAATTCTATCAACCATATTATTAATACTATCAGATACTTTTTTATCTACTTCCCTTTGAGCATCTATAATCTTTTGTTTTGCATCATCTACAGCACTACTCATGTTAATTAGTTCAGTTTTAGCTTCTTCTAACGACTTTTTAATCTTTACAGTTTCCTCTGATGTATGCCCAAAAGTCTCTGCTAATTCTTTATATCTATTTTCAAGTTCTTTTATTTTTTCGCCTTGAAGGATGACTATTGCTTGATGGTTTAATAAATTTTTATTTAAATCTTTAGTATCAATTTGTAACCTTTTTATAGCTTCATTATATTCATTTATTGTATTGTTAAATATATTTTCCTGTACTTTAAGAGATTTTTTCACTTCTTTTTCTCTTTTATCTAATAAATTTAATCCATCTTTATAATACTCTTCTAGTGCTTTCTTAGACCTTTCTAAGCTATCTACCTGTGCCTTTTGATTCGCTTTAGTAGTATTTAATACCTGTTTTTGATATTGTCTTAGAGCAGCTATTTGATTAGCATAATTAGCCTTAGCATTTTTATCTTTAGTACTTCTTTGTAGCTTTTGATAGTAAGCTATTTGAGAATCTATCCTTGATTTTTCTGTTTGTAGCTCTATACTATTTTCATTTTTAAGAATTCTTAGCCTATCTTCTATGCTCTTAGATCTATTATCATAATCCTCCTTCAAATATTCCTTACTTTTTTCAATTTCTTCTTTATTTAATCGATCTATGAACTCCAAATACCTCTGATATTCCTTTTTACTATTAGCTCCCCAATTTAGCTGTCTTGCTAATCTATCTTTCATTACACTTTCTGACACACCAGTTCTAGGGCTAACAGATACACTCTCTTTAGCTTGTGATAGGGTTTCTCTTGCAATATCTTCAGGTTTATTATTATTATTCTCTAATAATGATGCTAGTATCTTTTTAGATTCTCGATTATTAAATACTTTTTCTCCACCGTTAAATAATCTATACTGCCTAGATGCTACTATTTCAAAACCGTCCTCAGCGACCTCATGTAGTCCTGCTTCTGCAAAATCTGTACCCGCAGCATACCCTTTCTGGTTTTTCACTTGTTTTTTAGACAATCTTTCTTTCATAGAGTTTGATTGTGTATTATTGAATATTTTAGTCCCCTGAGGCAAATCTACTAGTTTAGGTCCTCTTCCTGGCAATTGTATTAATTCGCTACCATCTTCATCAACCCAAGTTAAACCACCTTCAAAATAGCTTGTTCCTGTCCATTTTTGTGGCACATCGGGAACAAAAGGTTGATTTGGATGAATAACTTGTTGAACTACACTAGCGATAAAAGGATGTTTGCTTAACCAGCTTTGTGCATTAGAATGTGCATCCCTTATCCAATCGAAAAGATTATAATTTATTTTAGATTGTGCTTTTACAGGATTTTCATATATGTTCTTATGAGGTTCTTTATATTTATCTTCAATTTTTTGAAAAGGAACACCATTTTTTAAATCCTTATCTATATCTTCTCTAGCTTTTACAGGATTGCCATATATCTGATTAGTGCCTCTATCCCATGCACCTACTATTTTCCCTGTAGTATTGTCAATTTCAATGTAACAATCATGCATTTGTCCTGTTGCTCTGTCCTTAATACTATAATATCCACTAGTTGTAATTTCTTTTAATCCGTTCATTTTAGATAAATAAGTATTCATTTCAAGTGTTTTTTGTTGTTCTTGTTTATTTAGCATAGTGCCATTATGCAAATCTAAATAATTTAATATTTGTCCATTTTTTTCTATTGCTGCATCCAAGAACCCTTGATACTTTTCATTCTCTACACCTATTTCTTTTTCTTTTGCACCTTCTAATTGTTTTATTTTATCCTCAATTAACTTTTGTGTTTCCTTATCAGCATCTTTAGAATACAATTTTAAATATTCTATTTGTTTATCATAATTTTCTTTTGTTTTCTTTATTTCTTCATCTCTAGCTTTTGCCTTTGATTCCATCAACTTAGATAATCCTTCCATATCTAAGTTTTTCATGCGAGCATTAAAATCCGCTTGAGCTGCTAAAAGTTCTTCTTTAGATTTAACAGTATTTTTCATTTCTATATTTCCAATTTGTTGAGTTAATTTTTCAACTTCTTTTAATGTATTTTGCCTTACAGCCCCAGTTTCTTTACTAGCTTTTTTTTGCAACTCTAATATTTTCGCATGTAACTCTTGCACTTTTTTTATTTGGTCATTTCCACTTTTATTAAGGGAGTCCAATATTTTTTTCTCATTGGCATCTAACCCATCAGCTTTAAAACTATCCTCTAGAACTTTTTTTATTTCAGGTTGCTTAGATTTTATTTTATTAATAGCACTATTACATATATCATCTAGCTTAGAATTAAGTTTTCTCCCAGTTTCCTCATCCGCTAATTTATCTAGTTTAGCAGCTCCTTCTACTTCCATATTATAGTTAGCTATTTTATTAGCTATACCATCTAAGGCTTTTTGTGTCTCTGGACTTACTTTTTTACTCCACTCTCTATGTTTTACATTCATTTCTTCTAACTGCTTATTGGTGTGAATAACATGTCCATTTAATCCCGCCATTGCAGTTTCCATAGTTCCCATATCTTCTGCACTCTTTATACAACTATCATTTAAATATTGGGTATTTTTATGTGCTAAATATATAGCTCCACCAACTGCTGCAATTCCTCCAGCTACTGGTAATGCTATACTAGAAATTGTTCCAAGACCGCCTGCAAATAATCCAAGACCTTTTGCTCCACCTGCAAGCTCTGCTGCCTTACCTACTCCTTCAACTGCAGTACTTACTTTTTTAGTTTCTTTGAATATTCCAAAAAATACTCCTAAATCTTTTCCTGTTTTAAGTAAAGTACCTACACCTTTAACAGCACCACCTAACCCACTTATGAATGGACCTAATGTTGCACTAGCAAGTGCTGTTTTTATTATAAATTCCTGTGTAGCAGGACTTAATTTATTCATCCAATCTGCAAATTGTGATATTAGATTTATACCTTTTTCTACAATTGGGAGTGCCTTTATGCCTAATTCCATAAGAGAATTCTTGGCTTTATTCATAGCCTTAACAAATTTAGTTTCTGTAGATTGTTCCATTTTGTTATAGGCATCATCTAAAGCAGTAGTATTAGTTTGCATCTCTTGCATAGATGCATTGTATTTTGCTACCCCATTTTCAGATGTTAACATAAGTATGGAGTTAAGTCCCTCAACTGATCCAAACATAGTAGCCATAGCACCTATTGGTGAATCTGCTGCTTGTGCCATTATCTCCAAATCTTTACTTGCATTTTTTTGTGCTTTGCTTAATTCTTTATATTCTTTAGTACCTTTCTTTCCCGCATTTTCTAGTTCTAACATTTTATGAGCATTATCGCTCATGCTTTGACTCAATTTATCAAATTCAGGACTCGCATTGGATAATCCTTTCTTTACGTCTTGCAAAAATCCCATCCAGCCCTTACTCTGTAGAGCTGAAACAGAAAAGTCTATACCTAATTGTTCTGCCGCTTCCCCTGCTTCTTTTGAAGGTTTTATTATATTAGACATAGCTGCCTTAAGTGCTGTAACAGATTCTGCAGTATTTAATCCTTGTGCAGTTGTACTTGCTAAACTAGAAAACAATTCATCTGTTTTGATTCCAAGTGAAGCAGCTATTGGAGTTACTTTACCTACAGCACTTGCAAGCTCACCGAAAGTTGTTTTTCCAAATTTTGACAAATTAACATCTGATTTGAAATATCTGTAGCTTTATCTGCTTCTAATCCATATGAATTTAGCACAGTTGTCAAGCCGTCTACTGCTGTTGATGTTTCTGTGAAACCACCTTTGGCAGCTTTTACTGCTACATCTAAGAAATCAACTGCTTTAGCAGTATCTACTGAACCAGAAATAGCTTGATATAAAGATTCATTTAATTCTTTAGTACTCATTCCCGTTTTATTAGAAAGGTCAATTACTCCTCTTTTTAAATCTTCTATTGGAACTTTTGTAGTATCTGCAATTGTACTTACCTTAGCAGCACCAGTTTCAAAGTCAAACGCAAACTTAGTTGCTGCAGTACCGGCACCCATAATAGGAAGAGTAACATGAGTTGTAAGTTTATTACCTATGCCTTGAAGTTCATCTCCTACTTTATCAAATGCTTGATATTTTTTATCTATCTTTTCAAATTCAGTACCTAGTATTTTCAACCTACCAGCAAAAGTAGTAGCTTCTTTTTCTGTCTTTTTTAATTCAGAGCCAAGTTCTGCATGAACTATCTTTAAATCTAGTATTTTGCCTTTATATTCTTCAACTTCTTTAGAATCTTTACCATATTCCTGTTCTACTTCTTTTAAAAGAGATTCATGTTTCTTTATTTCACTATCTAATAAAGACATTTCTTTTTTTAGTTTATTCATCTTTTCAGAATTATCAAAGATACCTTTGCCATTTTTTTCTTGAGTTAAATCAAGCAGTTTATAAGATTTTTCTAGATTACTTATTTGAGTGCTTGTCTTTTGATAACCTTCATCAAGATTTTTCAATTTATCAGCTACATTAACTGTAGTTTTACTAGCTTTCTCTAATTCTTGTGACAATTCTGAGTGCTTCAGTTTTAGATCTAATATATGAGATTTATAATTTTCATATTCCTTGGAGTTCTCACCACATTTTTTACCGATGTCATCTAAAGTCTTTTCAGACTTCTTAATCTCATCATCTAACAGTTTCATGCTAGACTTATATGCTTCAATTTTTTTACTATTATCTTCTAAGCTTTTACCACTTGATTTATTAGCATTTTCCCAAAGCTTATAACTTTTCTCTATATTAGATACTGCAGTATAAACTGACTTATCCATTATAGAGCTAGATTCTTGAGCTTTAGTTTGTAACTTATAAAAGCCCTGTATCGCTTTTGATACAGAGCTTTCAAATTTATCTAATCTTAATTCTAAATCTGAATATATACTTCCTAAACCTATACTTATATTTCTTCACCTCCTATTTTGAGGTATAAAAAAAGAGCCGCATAAGCGATTCCTTTAGTATTATAAATAATATTTTTATTTGTTTGAATTTAATGCTTTTAAATATGGTAATGATTTTAAATTTCTCTTAGCATCTTCATTGTTTGGATTTAATTTAATAGCCTCTTCTAAAAGGCTAGTGGCCTTAACAAAATCTTCTGTTTTATTTCCTACACCATCCATATACATGTGTGCTAACTGAGTTAAAGAAAGACTAGCTAATTGGTTTCCTCTTTCCTTACCAAAATATATTTTCCACTTACCATTATCATCTACAACATACATTTCATGTGTTAGTTCTTCTTCTTTATTTTCACAGAAATCCTGTCCTTTTTCAGTAACATTAAATTTTACAATGTTTTTAAATTCTACATCCTCTAAACTTCCTTTAAATTCTTTAAGTTTTTCAATTTTTATGTCTTTTAACTTAAATACTTCTTTTTCTGCATTTCTCCATTTAGTAAAATCCTCTTTTTTAAAATCTTTTTTACTCTGTTCACAAAATGTATCATAAGCTTTTTCAATATTATTATCTTTTATACTTTGATAATAAGTATTTAACACTTCTTGTGGATCTCCTTTAGGAGAACAACCTACTAATGCTATTAAAGTAAAAGATAAAATAAGTACAAATAAGAATGAAATTTTATTAATTTTTTTCTTCATATAATTCCCTCCAATATGTAAATATATCTTAATTATATAATATATATTCCAATATTGGAATGGTTGCCCTAATCATTTCCCTAAGAGCATCTTTAATCCTGGATTATCTTTTCTATCTTTGTTTTTAATTTCAAATCGTGGTTTTTCTCCATTCTCTATTCTATATATAAACTCTGTCATGGCTTCATCAAGGCAATAAGCTATATATTCATCATTTATTTTTAGTATCTCGCTCGGTGTCTTGTGATACATCTTCACCATTGTCATTAGACTTATTATCTTCTGGCTTTTTACGAAATGGTTCCAAGGTTCTTACCCCGTGTACTACAAAATTATATATTATAATTTTTTGTTCATCTGTCATGCCTATAACTTCTTGAACTTCTTTAAATGTTGGTTCAACCATTGTTGTTTCACAAAATAATTCAGCAAGCTCATTAACAGTTTTTAAACTATCTTCATCTTTTCCTCCTGGTCCTTTACCTTGAAATAAATCTATTACAGGTCCCATAAGTGGATTAGGTATCTTACCTTTAGCTGCTAAATCTAATAAATTAACTCTTTGTAATTTAACTGTAAATGTATCTTCTACATCCCATCCAGGTAATTCTACTTCTATATATTTTTTAACTTTTAATTCTTCTATATTTGTTAATGCCATACTAATTCCTCCTAAAATTTTAATTTAAAAAGAGAGCCTACTATAGCTCTCGATTTTAAGGCTCTTGATTGTCTATAATATTAGATTCTTTTTTATCTTCTTCTATGTCTTGTGGTAATGAATCAACAAATTCTATAGACTTTATAGGTAACTTAGCTTTAGTATTTTCTCTACATTTAACTTCAAACTCTGGTGAAAAGAAATCTTTTTTGAATCCCATTTTAAATGCTTTCCCAGTACATTTGTTAAATGTTACTTTAGCATAATTTTTAATATCTTCACCTTCATAATTTGCCACAAATATATCAGCTTTAAATGGTTTTATTTTAGAACCTTCACTAAGCATTGGTGTATCATATCCCACAATTTTAGTAGGGTCATCTTTATCATAACGAATTGTTCCACCTTCAATTAATGCTGCTACTGTTAATTCAAATGTTGTATTTTTCATTTTCAATTTATATCCATATAACAAATCTGGAGTACTAGCTGTAGCTAATATCTTTTGATCATCCCTTAACTGCTTTTCTTGTCCTTGTGATATTTCAGGATCTGTTTCTATTTCACTATCACATTGAATATTAATTGGGTTACCTCCACTTAATGGTAAGCCTGTAAGTGGATCTAATGGTGTTAAAATTACTTTTTTAACATTATATAAAATTTCTCCTGTTGTACTCATTAAATTACCTCCTTCGGTATTTTGTATTTTAATCTTCTAAAATAAGCTTTCTTTTCATCATCTATAAGCTCTGGTGTTATATCTCCTGTAAATTCTAATTTTTCATTTAAGAGTTTCTGGACCTTGTTTAACATTTCATCAAGTATAGTTATATCTCCTAAAGGAGCATATAAAAAAACATGAACAAACTGCCAACCACATTGACTGTTATTCATGCTTTGTACTTGATTTTCAAATTTTAAAACTATATAAGGTTCTATACATTCTCCTTTATGTTCTCCGATTGCATAACAAGGATATAAAGGATCTATTAAATCAAATATTTCTTTTCTTGTCATTACATCACTCCTGATGATTGAACTATTTTTTCCCACCCTTCCATGAAGTGTGGAGCAAACTCTTGTATAGCTCTTTCAAGTATTGCATATTTGCCTTCGTTGCATAGTTCAAGATAGACCCCATAATCCACTTGATGGCTTAATGCAACCATTAATGTATTGGCATTTGTCCATTTTACAGTAGATGTTAAAAATAATCTTGCATGAGCTGTTCTATCTGTCCATACTACATTTTCTTTAGCCCATTTTTCCATATTCATTGCTATATTTTGAGCATCTAGTGCAAGAGCTGCTTTAAGCTTTGGAGTAAATTCTTTTAACTTTTTCATAGCTTCATCTAATCCATTCATATTTAAATTACAACCATCAGCCATTCCTAACCACTTCCAAATCGCTATTATAGACATCCTTAATAATCATTCCTGGATAAGTTACTCTATATTTATAACCGTTAGCTTCAAAGTAATCTCCCTCTTTTATTTCTATTCCTTCAGTTACTACTGCAAACATTGAAATACCTCTAGTTTTTTTAACAGTTCCAGATTCTTTTACGTTATCTAAAATCAAATTGTGTTTAGTATCATCAAGGAAGATATCTAGCTCACCTACTGTTATTTCTTTTTCTCTACCACCATGCATTCCATTACTTACTTTTTCTTTTCTCATAAGATTTATATGTGTTGGCCTTTTAGATATGTTTTTCTTAGCTTGTGCTTTTATTCTTGCTTCATTTATCATTGGCCATCAATCCTTCTCATTGATGTTTTATAGCCTGTTGTTGTAGTTCCACCATTGGATAACTTCTTTCATAATCACTTTTGTATTGTTCCGCAAGCCCTAGCCAGTATTCTCTATTTGATTCTGTTTTAAGTGGTCCCATATTTACAGCATCATCAGCATTTGCTTTGAACAAACACCCTTTCCAACTTGCTTTATTTATATCATTATCATTTGTTTCTAATAATACATCTATCTCTTCATCTTCAAAATAAGGATACTGTCGTTCTTGAAGATTAAACTTTAAAATTTCTATAGGTGTCATTCTTATTCACCTTCTTCTATTTCAGCATATTTTCTTAGCTCCTCTAAATCACATTCCTTAACTTGAAATTCTTCATCAATTTTAATATGTGTACCTGCATATTTTATATATTGCTTAGCCTTAGCTTTAAAAATTTTTTCTTCTACTTTTTCATCTTCCATAACATCTATATTTTCTTCTTTAGACTTTGCCATAATAAAAATCTCCTTTCTTGTAAAAAACTAAAGAGCAGTCATATTGACTACTCTAATTAATATACTGTTGCAAAGAACACTTCATCTGCCCTATCAAATGAAACAATGAGCATTACACTTATCTTAGTATCTACTGTAACTGGATCCTCTTTAACCATAGTTGTAACTGCAATTCCTGTGTCAATCATATAAGTATCCAGTTTAGATGAACCTGATTGTTTATCAAATTCTTCTGGAGTTGTACCATAAACGGTATTACCCAAAGTTGTTCCACTCATAAGTGTTACTTTGCCATCCACATAATATGGAACTGGATCAGCACCTTCTGATGGAATATAAGTAGCATCTTCTAAGAATACAACTGTTAATTGCATTACCTCTTTTACAAATTGAATGTAATTTGCTTGACTTAAAATTAATGAAGTATTTAAATTACTGTTCTTAATGTGGTTAGTAATAGCTTTATTAACTAAAAATGTACTATCAAAAGTATTTTCAGTTAACAGTAATGTTTTAGGCTTTGCATATTGGTCATTTGTAATAACCTTTTGCCAAGCTTTAATATCTCCTATAATATCGGCATCAGGATTTGTCCACTTATCTGTTCCAGTTAATACTTCCCTATGATTATCTGGAACCCCATATTCTACTACAATATCTCCATCTTTTGAAGTAAAGTTCAGTAAACCATTTTGAATTACTGATGATCTCATTTTCTTTGAAATTATATTTGCTCCATCTATTAAATTAGAATAGTTCTCAAACACCTGTCCTAATAATGCATTTATAAAGTTTTCATTATTTGCTCCTATTGCATTTTGTAGATCTCTTCTAGTTGTTTCGTCTATTCCCATACCTTCTTTGAAAAATGGTATTTCTGTTGATTTTACATTTAAATCAGCACTTAATGCTCTCATTTTTGTATTTGCATCAAACGTGCTCATTCTTAAAGCTATTGGTTTCTTCTTAGAACCTTTAGCCATTTCTAACTTTGTACCACTAATTTTTTTATCAGGGAATAGAGCCTTATCTATTGTTTGTTCTGCTGGTAACTCTTTAATATAAAGAGCTATGTTTTTTGAATTAATATAATCTCTTAAATTTGGCATATATATTTCCTCCTTATTCTCCAAAAATTATTTGTTTTAATGCTGCCATTTCAACTTTTTTAATAGCTTCATCTGAATTAAACTTAACTGCATCTTCATATAAAGGACCATGGACAAATACTGGCACTACTTCTGTTGCGTCATCTTTATCTGCTGTTGGTGACATTGAACCTTTGAAAGATATATCTTGATATACAACACCAAATACATCTGTTTCACTTGAAGTTGAAGTTACTTTCTTACCATCTTTAGTAATTAAAGTACCTGCTAAAAGCACCTCATTTTCATCTAAAAGTGTTTTCACATTACCTTTTCTTACCTTAATAGGCAATGAAATAAAATGATCTCCAGCTATTAATCTTAGCTTATTTTGTTTAGCTCCTATTGTATAACTTGACTATCTCACTTGTTATCACTCCTTTATTTTCATTTAGCAAAGTCTGTTAAACTTTTTGCTTTCATATTTTCTGCTCTTTGCTTTCCTAATTCTGAAGCAAAGTTAGTTTTATTTGGTTCTGGATCATTATTACCACCAGTACCAAATGATCCTGTGCCTTTTATTTCTTTATCGAATAAATATTCATGACTTGTTTTAAGTGGCTCTATTTGTTCTTTAAGACCTATAACATTATCTCCATCTATTTTTAGCTTATCTTTGTCTATAAGTGCCATAATTAACTTTTTATCCTTAACATTAAAATCACCTAATCCTTTTTCCAAAGCATTATTAAAAGCAATATCATTTAATTGTTTCTCATAAGTTTCTTTTTGTGCTTTATTATCTAATTCTAACTTTTCAAATTTTTCTTTTAAACCTGCAGCATCTTTAAATTCCTCTTTTAAGTCAGTTATTTGTTTGTCCCTTTCACCAACTTGTTTTTTATATTCCTTAGCCTGTTCATTTACTTGGTCAAATCTAACCTTGGGAATAAATGCACCATTAGATACATCTTCATAATCCTTATTTTTGTATTCTTTTTGTTTTTCCTCTGGAAGTTGTTTAAATAACTCTTCTCCTATAATGTCTTTTAATTTTGCCATTATTCTAATTCCTCCTTAATCTCTAATTACAGTTTTTAACGTGCTACTGAACCACGTTAGAGTTTTAGAATTATTCTTTAACGTCTATAATTCTAAAAAAGACAAAAATAAAAAGCATCTTTTAAAATGCTTTTAAAGTTTTTTTATTAACCGTTTTATTTTTTTATTCTTATAATCTTTAGCTATAAAATATATTTCATTAACTTTGGAAAAATATTTCATATCTTGTTTAGTTATCATTCCAGTTAAATTAATTTCTGTTAAATGCTTTGGTAAAATATTTATCAGGTTAAAATCTTTATATTCATAATATACTTCATGATCTATAGTTTCATCATCATTTTTAGGTTTACTATAAATGACTTTATCATCTGATTTAAATTCTATTTGAAAATCCTTTAATGGTTTTACAACTTCAGAACTGTTATATACTTGCATTCTAACTTTATAACTACAATATTTAGCTTTAGATTGGTCATTTATAATACTAATTTCACCGCTCTCATTTTCTCCATAATATTTAATTTCATAATCATAAAAGTAAAATTTTATTTTTCCTAAACTTTTAATTAAATTAGTTGCTATAAGAGTTGCAACTGATCCTAATATTGCACCTAGTATCCCTTCAAATTTTGAAATAATAGTAATTAAGTAATCCATAATATCGCATCACCTCATTATCTATATTTCAACTTTAATTTATAAATTCCTTTACAAAGATTCATTTTTAGGCATAATAAAAGCACCTACTGTTTTTATTTAGTAAGTGCTTTTAAATAGCTTCAATAGAATTCATTTATTTTCCATTAATTTTATCCACCTCTGTTTTAAACTCTTTCTGAATATTATCTATATCCTTATCAACTAAAACTTTATTCACATCATTAGTATCCTTAAATTTTCTTAGACTCCTTATTTCCATCTTTCTTTTTAAAAGCCTACATTTAGCGTTCATAATACATACTAAGTGCTTTTTATTACAATGAGGACATTCATAACATACTTCTGTATACATTGCTCCTAAGTATTTTTCTTTAAGTTTGTCCTGTGACATTTCAAATTCTCTTTTACAGTTATCACATATTACTTTCATATATGCCTCCTATATTGCTATGCCATATTCTTGGCCATAATTATCTAACCATTTATCTAGTTTAGGATTGTTTTCCCCATTAACCCACGCTATCAATTCATCTCTAGCCTTTTCAACTGGTATATTTTCTTGAGTAGGATAACAAAGGCAATTAGGATGTGCTATTGGATATTTATCAGCCGGATAAATTCCAGCACCTAAATCGTAATTGTCTTGTGTTGCATACTCATCACAAATATCTTCACCATGTCTAGCTACTTGTCTTTCATAATGACTAGGACTTAAATTCCACTTTAATCCTACATTAAAAGGATTCAGTTTAGCACCTTGGATATATGTTTCAGTATTAGCATGATTTAAAGCTGTCCTGGATAACCTTTGCGCTTGATATGAAATATTTTTACCCATACCAGCTTCTAATGTTTTAGCTTCAATTCTTTTATATGGATTAATATATAAATCTAGTCCCTTAGATAATTCTCTAGCATTAGCACCTTTAGCCACATTAATTTTTATAAAAGTATCAATGTCTTTAGAGTTTTTATTTGTTATACTCCAAAGCCTTTGATCTAATGTTTTCGCATCTGAATAATAATTACCGTTTATAAGTTGCTTGGTAATATTAGAAGGTAATTGAGTAAACATTTTATTAAAAGTAAATTTTATATCTTCTTTAGGAATTATCATGTCAAAATAACTTAATTGTACAGCACTTGCTATTTGAGAACTTGCTTCTATACTATCTTTAATGGATTTACTTAAATTAGTTCTTAATTCTAATACATATCTATTAATTGATTTATCTAATTCATTTAAATATCTAGCAGTTAACCTTCCTGCCCCAGCCTTGGATAGCTTGTATGATATTTGCTTACTGGCCTCTTCATAAATATCTAATAATTCTTTCTCCTGATCTTGTAGAATTCTTAGAAATTGCTTTCTACCTTTTAAAATTCTCTGCTGATATAAATTCATCATTCATCACCATTCTTATCTATACTTTCATCTAGTTCACTATTTATGGCTTTTTGAAAAGAATCTGCCATTCTAGCCTCATTTAATCTTTCTACTTCATCTATTACCTCTCTAAGAGCTTTTTCTATATCTTCTTCATTGCTAAACTCTTTCATGTAGTTTCTAATAGATCTAGCATTCTTTTCAACTTCATCAAGTGCAAGTTTTTTCTTATCTTCTTCATCAGAAGGTAATGGATAGTTATGCATAAATATAGTAGTATATTTTAAAGCTCTCCATTTTTCTTTAAAACATCCACAATAACAATGCTTTGAAACCTCTATAACATATTTTATCAAATCTTTAAATACTGGTTCCCAATCATTCCATTTCTCTTCACACCTAGCAATTAAATCATTATAAAGATATATCATAGCCTTTGCTGATGGTATGTTGTTTAAATCACTTATTTTAGGCATATCTAGTGTTTCTTTCATATCACTATCAGCTCTATCAAGATATGCATTCATCGCTTCACTACTACCTATATTGTATTCTTGCCTCTGAATAGTAGCTTGCTTTCCTTCTGCTAACGCTTCATCTCTAGTTTTTATTGCATGTACTGCATTAGGAGCTATAGTTAATCTATTTACATCATCTTCATTACCATCAATTATACTTTCAGAACCAAACATTTGAAACCTTAAGGCATCTGCGAAATCTGATATTCTCTTATTATATTGATTTTGTGCATCTCTTAAATCTGTAATATCACTTTCACTGAAAGTATTATTAAGTTCTCCACCATTCCTTATAAGCCAACATGGGATAGTAGAAAATCCTGTGTCCTGGTCTATAGTTAATTCTTTCTGTAAATCTGTATTCTTATAAGTTTCTTTTCTATACCAAGCTTGAAGTGCTCTAGTATCTCCATCTACTTTGTAATAGTAAGTATGTAAATAATACAACTTATCCTTATCTTCTTTGTATACATTCATTTCATCTTCTTCAAAGAAAATAGCCTTTAACATCCTTCCATTCTTCTCTTTGTAAAAGAAATTTTCTATACTCTCATATTTGATCGTAACAGGTTCTTTTGGATTCGCTTCTGCTCTTAAAAGAACTCTTTTCTTTATAGTAGCTTCTAAGAATGCTTTCCTAGTATTGTTCCAGAAATTATTATATTCTAAAACATCCTCTATGAATTTTCTTAATTCCTCACATTGTTCCTTATCCTTTAAATCATCAGCCTTAAAGATTAATGTTGGTTTCTTTCCAAACATCCATCTAGCCTGTTTCTTAAGTAGTGGCTTAACTTTATTTCTTATATCCTGTGTAGGTTTATAATCAACATTATCATCTACTGGCCAATTCTGACCATATAAAGCTGGATTTTGTTTTGCTTTCTCTAAGTCTATAGATTTTCCTTTGTAATAATAGTAATCAGTAAATACACGTTTTCTTTCAGCTATTTCATTATCAGGTAATTTAAGCAATGTATCTCTTATAGTTCTTGCTTGTTTCTCCATTAGAAAACTGTACCTCCTTTCCTGCCATATGGATCAGTAGTTGTCTTCTTAACAACACCTTTTCCTTTTTTGTATACTTCTTCATCATATCCTTCTTCAATATCATGTCTAAGAACTGTATATATAAAATATCTTAATGCATCCATGCAGTGGTCATTTTCTTTTAATACCTCTTCTACTCCATAGTCTAGTTTTTTAGCATCCCACACATAAGAGCTAAACTCTTTTAATGTTTCCTTACATATGTCATTAACATAAAATAAACCAATACTTAAAGCACTAGCAACAGTTCTTATCCCATCTAATACATCATTCTTAGCTTTTAATATGTTCTTAAATCCATCATCTCTTAATTGTTTTATAAAACTTGCTGCACTTGGATCCACTATTATTTTTACTGGAACTATATCTCCTAAAAATTTCTTTAACTCCTTGGAGTATTGAACATCTGATTTTTGTAAGCTTGTATCTCTACCACTGTAATAGTATTCTTTTACAATGTACCATTTGCCATTACATAATCCCCATAAAAGAAATACAGTAGCATTTTGAGTACCATAGTCTATTGACACATAATATTTGTCATACTTTCTAGATATTGTTTTAACCTTATGAAAGTCCTCATTGAACATGTCATATATAATGCCTTCAGCTAAACACCATAAACCTAAGATATAACGTTTATAGAATATACCTGAGTACATTCTTTTGTATCTTTCTTTTACTTTTTCACTCAAAGATAAATTGTCATCCATAGTGAAATGTAAATGCACAGCGTTCTTTTCCTTTAGCTTATCTAAATATTCAATCTTAAACCAGTGATATGGTCCATCTGGGTTACAGTTAAACCACATCTTAGCTCCTTCTACTGAACATCTTGCAGTAGCTTGATTAACAAAACTTTGTGGCATTAATGCAACTTCATCAAATAAAACGCCTGCTAATGTTATACCTTGTATTAGATCCTGTGAACCTTCATCTTTACCACCAAACAAATAAAAATCATTACTTTTACCGTTTTTAGATATAGTAAGATAATTTTCATTAGATGCTCTATGGTCTTTACACTTATATCCTCTCCCTTTTAAGATTCTTTTAAGTGGTTTTACAACATTTCTTCTTAAAGACCCAATTGTTTTACCACATAAAGCAAAATTTTCACCGTTAAAAGTGGTGTTGGCCCACATTACAAAAGATAATGACATTACTATAGTTTTACCCGCTCTTACTGAGCCATCTGCAATTATTGCATCATTCTCTTTTACTGGTGATGTCTCAGTCCACCAAGTAAGAACTTGAACTTGTTTGTCTGAAAAAGGTTTAAACTTAAAAGCCTTTTCTTTTTTCTTTTTCTTACTCATTCTTCCATACCTCAGCAGCTCTGCCATTTAGTGCATCTAAGAATCCATCATCTTCAACCTCGGTTTCATCACCATTAACTTTTGATTTTTCTAATTCTAGTTTTTCTCTAGCTTGTTTAACTTTTTCATCTTCTATCTTTCTCTTAAATTTATCAGGGAATAAGTCAAAGTATTGAGATAGCTTATCTAGGGCTTTCATCCTATCCTCAAATTTAATAGATACTCCATCTTTACCTTGCTTTACTTCATTTATTATTGTGCCATCTACTATATTACTTTCTTTAAAGTCAACATAGTTTACTACCTTAGTAAGTTCATTACCTTCTTCATCTTTAACAGGCCCAAATGCCCATGCCCCCATAACAGTAACTTCCTTTTGCCCAAATGTTAGGTAATCTGTTATATCTGCAAATGCTATCTTTATATACTTATTCAATACATCCATAGCATCTATAAATATTTCTTCTGTCATTTTTCCTTTGAGCTCTCTAATATAAGCTTTTACCTTAACATTTCTTAGCAGTCTACTACCTTCTACATGAGCACTATCTGGAGCATACCCTGCCTTAATAGCTGATTGAGTAGCATTAAAGCTTTTTATATAGTAAATACAAAAGAGCCTTTGCTTATCAGTAAGTTCAGTATTTTCTAATACCTCTTTTACTTCTTCAACAATAGGCTCCTGTACACTTTTTTCTTTATTCTGTTTTTGTGTGCATACTTTGTTCTTTGTGTGCATACTTTTTCTATTCCATTTATACCTTTGCTTCCAACTCTTAACTGTATTAATAGATACATCATACTTAGATGCTATATCTTTATACTTCATTCCAGATATATAATCTCTTTCTGCCTGTTCTTTTGTATCTGGTCCTCTTATATTTTCCATACTTACATTGTCACCACCTGCCTATTGTTTGTTTTGTGAGCAAACTCTCCAAAATATTTTTTTTCTGCTTCCTTCCTTACCTTAATTGCATCTTTTTTATTTTTAAAAGCTCCCAAACGTATATTTTTATTATTATATCCAATATATGCTATCCATTTATTAACGCTTTTATCATATCTTACTCCAACTATACCTGATGTGTTGTTATTTTGAATTGATTTATTAAAATTATTTTGCTGTTGTGTTGCAAATCTTAAGTTTTCTCTTCTATTATCTTTTTTATTGTTATTTATATGATCAATAAACTGTCCAATTTTAGCTTTCATTAAGACTCTATGCAAATAATGAGTTCCTTTTTTATCTTTATATACAACATAACCTGTTTTATCTACATACCAACAATATTATTTAATAAATTCATAATCACATTTGTCAAAAGTGAATTGCTCTCCTTTTGAGTCAATCCCAATAATATATTCTACTTTATCTATAAACTCATTGAAATGTTTTGAACATCCGCATGACTTTGTTTTTCCAGTTCTCAATCTGTCTCCACGTGCTTCTATGATATTTCCACATTCACATTTACAAATCCATTTAACAAGTCCACTATTGGTTCTATTCTTTGATTTTTCTATAACCATTAATTTACCATACGTGTTACCAATTTCATTTTTTAGTTTACACATATAATTGCCTCCTAAGTTTTAAATAGGAGGATAGTGGGGTATCATCACGACATGCCAATCCTCTAAAAAACACATAAAAAAAGACACCTTTTACAGTGTCTTAATTAATCTATTTGTTTGTTTTGTATATAAAAAAGAGCCCTTATGAGCTCTTTTTTAAATTAATATGTTTTGTTACAATTTAATTAATCAAAATCCCTATCAACTTCAATTATCTGTCCTGTGTTAGCATTTATTTTTACTTCATAAATTCCAGCAGTGGTTCTAATGCTAACTTCGTAAACTAATATACCATCTTCAACATCTAACTCAACTCTTACTACCTGTCCTGGAACCTGCTGTAGTGCAATTTGCACAGCTGCTTCACTACTAATGCGATAACTTCTCCAGTATCCATCCCATAAAGCATAATAATTAGGTATCATTATAAAATCATCTTCCTTTTTCAATATTTACATGATTATTATATTCAATTATTTAAAGATTAGTGACCTTTAGCAATGTATACTCTTAAGTTATCTCTTTCTTAACACTCTTATTCTACTTTCCCCATGTTCTTTGCTTTATACTTCCACCTTTCCCCCTGGAATAACTATCATGACTCATAAGATTCATAACATCAGAAAAGGAGAGGTCCTCTTTCTTACCTCTCCTACGTTTTTTATTATTCTGTTTTCTATCTTTGCTTAATTGTTTATGTATTCCTGGTTGCTGTGTTTCTATTATTCTTCCTACTTTCAAACCTCTCACCACCTATGTATATGAATATAATCTCCTGGACTAATCCAGGTATGTAAAAAGCACCTAAGGCTTATATTCCTTAAGTGCTCTTTGATATTTAACTATTTATTTGTTCCTTCATACTCTCTTACTTCAAAAGATGCTATCTTATCATGTACTATATATTCTTTAACTGTTTTATAAGGATTAATCTTTTTATCAAATGAATATAATGATGGACCTTTGCCATTAGATTTTTCCTCAAACCAGTTTATAAACTTTTCTACTTCTTGCATACTTACATCATATTCTTTTGTAGCTCCATTTACTAAAGATATGCTTAATATAGCATTATTTTTATTTTCTTCTACCTTTTTAGTAACATTAACTTTACAAGTAGCTGTTAAATCAGTACCTTCTACTTTAGCTGTTATTATTACTTGTCCTTCTTTTATAGCTGTAACTTTACCTTCTTGATCTACCTTAACTATACTTTCATCACTTGATGACCATACTACTTTCTTATTTGTAGCATCTTCAGGTAATATTTTAGCATTTAGCTTATCTGAACTACCTTCTAATAAATCCATAGATGTTTTATCTAAAGTTATTGATTCTGCTTTAACAGCTTCTTTATAAGGCTTTAACTCCCCATTCTTATCTATATCTATAGCATCTAACCCCAATGCATAATTTGTTTTATCAGTTATTTCTATAACATGTTCTGTATTTTTTAAATTTAATTTTTCATATACCATACTTTGATTTTTTCGTACAGAATTATATTCTGAAAAAGTTTCAATAATATTATTATCTATTTTGATTTGAATATTATCAGAATATTTATAATTAGTATTTGATACAAATGCAATTAAGCGTAATTTTGTACCTGTAAAATTAAATTTTATTTTTGTATTTAATGCATTGGTATCGCTTAATGTATATGAATGAGTTTTATTATAGTCATTTTCATTCCAACTATTATTAGCATCATGTCTCCATTCTACTCTTTCATTACCAACATAACTAATATTACTATTCTTATCATCATATCTTTTCCACCCTATCTCAGGTTCTCTAAGCACGTCTCCAACTTTAGCACTATTTTTAGGAGTATTATTTAAATTATGTGTCCCTATAATAAAATCATTATTTTTCTCAGCATGAGCAACATAAGCATTATTTATACCACTAAATACAAAAACAAACAATAATACCATACTCATAATTAAGCCTATTTTCTTTTTCATTGTGTTGTCCTCCTTATTCTTGATATATATATTATATAATTACATCTTTCACCATATCAAGAATAAGATTCCTACAAATTCTATTATATCTTACAAAATTATTAATTTTTTTTACAATAATTAAATTTAGATTAAAGGTTAAGATATTTTTGTTAATTTACTCATTCTAATATAAAAAGACACTTAAGATTAACTAAGTGCCTTTTTAGTACATACACAATATATTATTTTTTATTTTAGCAGTTACCTTATTTGTACGATAAAATCTCTGCTTTATATAATTTTACTTATTACCATAATACCACATATAATTCGGATTATTCGGATTAATTATAAGTTTTCTAAATATTTATCATGAATTATTTTTCTAGGATAGCTTTCATCAGTTTTACTAATTTTTCTTGCTATTGCCTGCCAGCATAGATTATCAATATATCTATATTGAAATACTCTTCGTGTTTTTGAATCTGGAATATTGTTTATGAATTCTTCTATCTGTAGTTTCATATCTTCACATTTATTTTTTCTTTTGCTTAATAGATTATTTAATCTAATTAATCTTTCTTCTTTTTTATCTGCTTCCAGATAATTATACCCTTCAATAGTAAATTTTCTTTCTGTATAAGGAAAAACATTGCTAGATCCTTTAACACTGTCTTGTTCAATTTTAATCTTTTTATTCTCTAATTTCTCAATTCTATTTTCAAGTTCACTTATTTCTACTTTTAAATCATTGTATTGTTTTAATAAAAATGTAGTATCCTTCATGCTTGTCCTCCTACTCATAGAATCTATTTTTTTCCCATATTTTAGTGCGAGGCTTGTTTTCTCTCCCACCAAAAGATTTATTTTGACCTAATTTCCTAGCTAAAGCTTCTAATTCACTTAGTTTATCTTTGTCAAATTCACCCAATAGGATAAGAATCCGATCCATATCTGTATCAAATTTTCTAAATTGAATTTTTTTCTTCCGTTAATTCTAACCCAGCTAAATCAAATTCATCCAACGCACTATTCATACCACCTTCACCTTCCCAATTTCCTTCCCTTTTAAGTTATATATAACACCATGATCCATATCAATTTTAGCCTTTATTCTTTTTCTGCCTCTCTTTAAAATGCATGGATAAGTTATTGTGTAATTTTCCTCAAATAGTTTTAACTCCCCATTAAAGTACTTGTCCAACTTCTTTCTCCATGCTTCCATGATTAACCCTCCCTTATACTATTGTTTTATTACACTAGTACAGTTAAAGTATAGAAATACTCACTTTAATCCCTACACCTATTTAATTTTATTAAGATATTTTTTTATATTCATGTTTTATATTTTCTTCTGATAATTCTGCATATATCTGTGTGGTCGCCGGATTGTCATGACCCATGAGATGTTGTATAACTGGCAATGGCATACCTGCATTTAGTTTGCTAGTAGCAAAAGAATGTCTAAATAAATGAGGGTAAATAGATTTGTTTATGCCTGCTCTCTCCGCGATTTTTTTAATTTCTCTTTGAATACTTCTTCCACCTAACCTTGCATAAGATGTTCTAGATGTAACAAACAGTGCTTCATTATTATCTTTTCTTCTATTTAAATATTTTTTCAAATATATTTTAGTTTTAATATTAAAATAAACTTTACGTTCTTTATCACCCTTACCTATTACATTTAAAGACATTTCATTCCAATTTATATCATCTTTATTTACTCCAACCACCTCTGATAATCTGCACCCAGTAGATATCAGAAATTCCACTAGTGCCTTTTCTCTATCTGTTTTAGAAGCCTGCCTTAAAAGTTCTACTTCCTCTTCTGTCATAGCATGTCTTAATCGTTTGGGTTCTTTAGTTTGTTTTAGCTTCTTCGCTGGATTTTTAGGTATATACTCTTCATCTGCAAGCCAACCAAAGAAACTTTTTAATATAGAGATTTGTCCATTAACACTGCTTTGTTTCATGCTTTTGCATCTAACTGCTAAAAACATTCTTAGATCCATTGTATTTATAGCTACTATAGGTTTTCTTAAGTGACTTGCAAATATCAAAAGGTTATATTCATAATTCTTTAATGTCTTTTTACTAAGCCCATCCAGCTTTTTAGATGCCAGATATATCTGTAATTTTTCCTCTATATCGCTACTTACAAGAGCCGTCTCCTCTGGCAATATACTGTATTTATATAACACTTCCTCTGCTATACTTCTAACTTTTAATTGATCTATGTCTGGAAACTCTAAAGATAATTTTCCAACCAGTTTAATTACAACTTCTTCTTTACTGCTTGAACTATACATATAAATACCTCCTTGTATATTGCCATTAAAGGCAGTTTAGTTTTTATTTATATCCTGGATCTAATTTTTGAAATACAACGTAAAAAATTATAAAATTGGCTTTTGAAGTAGTACGGTAGTTTAATAAATTATTTCCACTTTCTTTTTAACACTCTTAAAAATATTACATAAATTAATATATACAATATTCTTTAGGAGGAATAAATTTGATTCATCACTACCCACATTTTGGTTATATAACAAAATGTACCATGCTTCCTATAACCTTTCCACCCCAGCACCAGCCTGTACAGCCTGGATTAGAGGTACTTATGTATCCAAGACCCCTATTCAATAATTCAGAATATGTTGGAAGTGACAAATTAAAAAATAAAGTTACCTTAATTACCGGCGAAGATAGTGGCATTGGTAGAGCAGTATCTCTAGCCTTTGCTAAAGAAGGTGCAGACATTGTTATTGTATACTTTAACGAGCATGTAGATGCAACAGAAACAAAAGCATTAATAGAGGCCCAAGGAAGAAAGTGTATTTTAATTGCTGGTGATTTGAGGGAAGAGTCCTTTTGCAAGCGCATAGTTAAAGACGCACTTTGTACTTTTGGTCACCTTGACATATTAGTTAATAATGCTGGTGTTCAGTTTCCACAGGATAGCCTTGAAGATATTACCGCTGAACAATTGGAAGATACCTTTAGAACAAATATTTTTTCAATGTTCTATGTTACTAAAGCTGCGCTCCCTTACTTAAAAAAAGAAAGTAGCATTATAAACACTGCCTCAATTACAGCCTACAAGGGTGCTAAATTACTTATTGATTACTCTGCTACAAAGGGGGCTATTGTGAGCTTTACTCGTTCATTAGCTCTTTCTCTTGTATCAAAAGGTATAAGAGTTAATGGAGTTGCCCCTGGACCTACCTGGACACCTCTTATACCATCAAGTTATTCAGCATAA